CTACTTGTTGCACCATTAGGGTCTTTATTTCCAACATTTGGATCTGATTTGTCTCCTGTCCAATGTCTGTAAGATTCGCCTATCTCACCATCTTTCACACCCACATCTAGCCAAGCAGTTAAACCTGGAACTTTAACAAAAACTCTCATTACTCGCTTTCTACAAAGATACTGAGAGCCACTTACCTCATGGACTAAACCATCCCTTTTCTGGAGAGGGAAATTTCTATCTACAAATGAAATCATATCCCAATCTATACCAACAAGCCTTAGATTAACAGGGGCAAACCTAAAGCCTCTTTCATCAGGGTATACTTCTGCTCTAATCCATTGACCAGATTCAATCAAACCATAGTTCTGAGCTTCAAGGTAAGTTCTATTTTCCTCGCCTTGCTCTGTGTCCTCAACCCAATTCTTATTCCAATAAGGTGCTTGAGGTGTTAGTGTAGGATTCTTTCCAAAGTTAAGATCAAATGCTCTGACATACCCAACATCTGGATAGTCATTAGGGTCAGCAAAATCACTAAGTAGGGAAGTCTTATAATAATTAGGTTGAGCGTGTCTCAACTTAGGATTGAGTGAGAAACCTGCATTGTTTAAGTCATCATCAACCCAATCAGAACCCTCTCTTGTATCTGTTGAACCTATGTTTGCATTAGGTAAGAAATACCCCTCGTTAGAAGCAATGAGGTTATTAGCCCCTGTAGTCTGACCCTCAAAAGAGAAAGCTGCATTACTAGAAAAGTCCATATAAGGATAAACAAGCAAACCTCTTGGTGGTGTTCCATACTTAGAACCACTCATTAAGTTTCTTGTCATATCTGGGAAACCTATTACCTGTGCTTCTCTCCAATCATTCTCAAGAGGGTCTGTTGACATAGCAGCCCTTCTAATGTGCCAGCTATTTCTTAAATAACCTGCACCACCATGACCTGCTCTTTTCCTAAAGAGATCATCAGCAGGGAAAGAATCAAGAAGATCTAAGAAAACTCGGCCATTAAAAGTGCTTTCATCTCTAACAGGGAAGCAGATATAGCCAGAATTGACCCCTGCACCACCATTCGGCAATCCTGGTCCTTGCAAGTTTTCAATCAAGTCAGTATTTGAATTGAACATGTTGTCTGGAAGTGCTGGATTAAAATTAGCTACCGAATTGTTACTGTATCTTGCAGAAGAAGTAGGGTCTCCTACTACTGTAAGCAAGTGCTGTAAACTAGACTCTATTCTGTAAGACTCATCTAAGAACCTCTCTTGTGTGTCTTTTCTTCTAGTAAAGAGAGACTTCAAAGGGATTCTAGGATTGTAAGTAGGAGCTACAGCATGAATCTGATCTTCTGCAAAGTATGGTTCATTACCTAGCCCAGAGACTGTTATAAAGCCTCTTATGTCTTGGGTAAAGTTACCATATTCAGGAAGCTCCATGTTTCCTGTAGGTGCTACCTCAATAAAGACATCCCCATAATGAATTTCACCAACAAGGTCATAACTTGGTCTTGGGTGAGGATGAGGTATTGATGACTCATACGAAAATAAAGAAGTTCTTCTTAAGTACTTTATACCCCTAACATGAGAAGTATAACCAACATCCGCAACAGGGTTTGCCACAGGTGGTGGGAACAAGGTGTCCTTCCCTAACCATTGACATTGGTTAGTATTCACCCCTGCTAGATTGTCATAAAGGCTGTTTGTTCCAGCATAAGCATTCCAGACCGACTGTGCAGGGTTTAACTCTTCAACTACTTTAAGCTGAAGGTCTGAGTAAGCAGACCCACCAATACTAGAGATACTTTGATTTGCTGTTGTCTCATCAAAGTTTAAAGGATTGAGTGGGCTTGCTGCTGTGTAAGGAACAGAAGGATAACACTCAATATAGTAATCTACATCTTTAACAAGTAAGAAACGAGCATCTGCATGAGTAGTCACAGCTAATCTAGAATCGTTGTTCTCTACAGGTCTATAAACAGGTCTGTTTTGAGGGTATCTGTACTTAGGGTCTGTGTTCACATTATTATCTGCATGGCTCACACGATTCCAACCAGAACAAAGCTCCAAAGCATAACCATTTGCTTCATCTCCACCGATAGGAAGAAGTTCTAGCTCTTGGTATATCCTATAACCTTCTTCATCATATCTATAAATTGAGAAGGACTGACCTGCAACTTTGGGATGGTGACCTGTATTATTTGTATTTTCCCACCATGCAAAAACATACCCATAAGTAAAATCATCATTCTCTCCACCAGGATATCCAACATCTCCAAATGGGGTGTAGATCTCGGATAGAGAAGATATAGAAGTGCCAGCGAATCCAGGCAATGACCCATTTGGTCTAAACCTCTGTCCGTATAATTCAAGAAGTGATATTTTACGAGCAGAGTGATAAAGGACTTTAGAGTTATTGGTGACAGGGTTTCCTAATAATGTTTCAACATCATCTGCAACAATCTCAACACCTATATTGTCATGTTGCCTAGAAGCTCTGTTTACTAGCAAAGAAGTCCTAGTTGCAGAGGTAGATAAAGTACAGAAACCATCTTTCTCATTCATTAAAGTAAGATCTGTAATTGGCTTAACTGCATCACCCTTAGCATATAAGGTATTAACCCCAAGACGCTGATTAACAAATAGACTCTGATGTTTAGTAGTCACTGAGCATTGGGTATATACAGTTGCTTCTAAATTATCTTGTGCTGTTAAAGAGCTTGCTAAGATTTGGGCAAATGGTCTGACTGAAGAATTCTCAGAAGGCTCTGTTGTATCCCATTTAGTAAGATCATTTAGTTCTAGCTCTTGAGTAATGTTAAACTCTGTTTTAATCTTAGAGTAAAGGCTCTCTTGAACAGTAGGTGTTAGAGAGTTCCCTTGTAAGTCAGGGTGTCCGTTATATCTAAATGGAATAGTAGGGCTGACATAAATAACTCCAGAGATAAAAGAGAAGTAACTATTATTCTTGTTAATCTTTTCGGAGTTTGCTGCATCATAGTTAGGATAGAAGTTTTCTGTCTGAGCTTTAGGTGTAAAATCAAAGCTGTTAAACAATCCATCAAACAATGGTCTTTCAAAGTTAAAGTTAGGTCTAAAAATACTTAGTGCATTACTAGATGAGAAAGAAGAAACACCATCTTCAAGACCATCTCCACCTACAGTCCCTAAGTCTTGAGCAATGTTATTTGACAGGTCATCAAAGTCTATGAGGTTTCTACTGAATACCTCTTCATCTGAAGGTGCAATACCATCTCTGACAAGTCTTTCAAAAGCTGCTTCTGTCTTAAAGTGGATTAAAGCAAATGACCCAAAGTTATAGTCTGGTTCATCGTCTGTGGGGTCAGAAGATATGTTTACATAAGTATCTGCTTCTAAATCCATTAGGTTTACAACATGTCTATAACGAGCCACTTGATAACTATAGTTATCTCTTGCACCAAAGGTAACATACCCACCAGCAGTTTTAAAAAGTGGCTCATATACTTTTTTAGCTTGATCTTTGTTAGGTGTGTTTTTAACAAAGAATCTATCTCTTTCTGCAACAGGTGTTAAAAGACCCTCTGGTGAGTAATCCTTTAACAAAGGCATTCTATAAGAAAGAAAGTTTCTATTAGGGAAGAAAAAACGAGCCTCTACTTCTCTTGAGTAGTCATATGGAGAGAATAAGACAGGTATCCCTAAAGAATAAGTATTATCTTCAACATTGAAAGCTAAAGGATCTGTCAACAATCGTACTTGACCTTTAGTGGGGTCTGCAACTAAGTTGGGGTTAGCACCTGACCTAGTTGAGTTTGGTATATAGTTTCCTGTATGTAATTCATACAGATCATACTGACCTGTTTTAAGAGAGGGGAATGTCTCTCCCTCTGAATCATTAAAGATGTCACCACCAGATTCTCCATCAAGAGGGCCTACACCATGCCCTAACTTTATAGCAGCAACCACTCTATTTAAAACTTCTTCTGCATTGGTTGCTGGTGTAGATATGCCAGATGAGACTCCGTTAGGATCTGATTCAAAACGAATCAAAGCTAAAACACCTCTATCTGCTGGAAAGAGTAGGCCAGAAATAACGAATCCTAAGTCATCATTGTAGCTATCTATCAATATCTTAGAGTTAAAAGGTGAGTTGCTTCTTGTTGAAATAGGAGACATTGCAATAGCAGGCTCACCTTTTCTTAAGCCAAAGCTTGAAGTGCCCTCTCCAGAGGTCAGACCTAAAGTAATACCTGTTGAGGCATTGAATAAATCATTTGTTTCATCTGGTGTGAAAAGAGGTTCTTGGTACAAGAAAGGGTATATCTGACTATTGTCTAGTAAGTTAAATGAGTCTCTCGGTGCAGACTGAGCAATTAAAGGAAATCCTATATGGTCAAATTGTGTATCTCCAAAACCATAATAGCTGTAGCTACTAGGAGATCCTGTTTCTCGGTTGTCTCTATAATTTAAATTTAAAGTGTCATAAAGACCGCCTTCGTTTATCCATTTAGAATCAGATATAGAGGTTGCTAAGTCTTCTTGCTCATTCCCGAAACCTATATGAGGCATCTCTCTTTTCTCTGCCCAGATCTTTTTTTTGTAGACCCAAGATGGGTAGTCTACCACTTTTGCTGACCCCCAATCAGGTCGGCCATCATGTGATATAGAGACACCTAAGTCATTTGAAAAAGTAATTGCTCCATAGCCTAGCTTAGGGGGCTGGTTTCTCTTTGCTTCTGAAGATAAGTTATCTAAATTAGATTGCAAGTTCTCGTCTAAGTACCCACCTAGTGCATTTGAAGAAAATATATCTTCTGCATTAGTCGATACTCTTTGACTTGAAGAAGAAGTTAAGCCCAAACTGATACTGTCTGTCCCTTGTGAAGAATTGACAGTAATCAAGCTGTCGGTGTCTACTGTTTTCTTTGGCATACTAATCTCCTAAAAGAAGCAAATTGCGAGTCCTATAAACACACGCAACAACTAAGTTGTTTGAATTATTATCTCTCATATCTACAGATACTGATTGACCCCAAATAGAAGTCTTAATGAAAACCACTAACAGAACCTCTCCACTTCTGTAGAGATCATGACTGTCTGATGTGACTTTCATTAAACAAGGCAAGGCATTTTTATAGCTCTTGTTAAAGACCGAAAGATTCTTAGCATATGAAGCTGGGTAATAGCTAGCTTCACTCATTGTTTGATAGACAACTCGGTTATAGTTGTCTTTGACAGGTGGTATAGCCGATCTTCCTAGTGTTAGCTTAACCGATGAAGCTAAAGGCACTAAACTTGATAAGTCCACATTACCTGTATTGACTGTCAAGTCATCTAGGAAAACCTCATTGCTGTTCAAAACCAGATACTCATCATAGCCATAGTTGTTCTCTGCTAAAGGAGAACTCCCTAAATGCTCTGTTGGAGCAAGGAAAGGATAAGTAAAGTCCGAGTTCATAAAAGAAGAAATCTTCTCCCCTATTGCTAAAGGACTCAACTCCATCTCAACAGGTACAACACCACCAGAATCAGTGCTTATATTGTCGTTAGCAATCGGAAAGTCAGAACCACATGTCTGAGGTGCTTGTCTCTTATAAAAGACGAATATAGAGTTATTTGAAGTGTCTGTAGCAGGATAAGGAACTACAGGGTGGAACTCTATCTCCAAACTTCTTTGACCAGAAACCCAAACAGCCTGCCAAGCTAACAAAGGTTCAGAGTGTGAGAACTTAGAACTAGAAGAATCTAGCGTTAAAACACTTGGATTTAAAGGATCAGAAACATCTGTAATTGTGATTGTAGATGGATCTCCATAAACCCTATAAGGTAAATATGTGAAGCTAGACCTAGTAGAAACTATAGTTCTTGTCATCAAACCCCTAACATACTCTAAAGAAACTTCTCGCTTACCTTCTCTTAGGTTAATAATGGGCGAAGCAACCCCGTTTCCTACATTAGGATACAGATTAACAACAGCCTCTGGCTCATTCAAAGAAATACAAGATCCTGTTGCATAAACTTCTGAATCGAAGCTAGGGATCTGATCTACTCTCCCTGTTAAACCATGATCACCAGAAGGCATCTCAATAACCAACTCAAGGAAAATAACTGCTTCACTCCCTAATGTTAAAGAATCGTCTGAAACCACAGCATAATCAGCAGCACCAGAGATACCTCCATTAGCAACTTGGTCATTCTCTCCTAGAACCACAGAGATTGCACTATCTGTGATGTTGACATAGGAAATCTCTACATCTTGAACTATATCATTCACATAGTGACCATCATTGTGCCAACACATACCTAAATCTGTGATCTTAGAACCTGAGGGTAAATCTATACCAATAGACCCAAATGCATCAACAGGAACCCACTCTGTGTCTCCCTTTGCATCTAAATCATTCAGACTTACAACAATGGTATCTCCAACGTGCCAACCATTCGCTTGAGCATTATCGTTTGGAGTGTAGCTAATACCTGAGGTGTTAAGTCCTGGATAGATAATAAAGAAGACTCTTTCTACTAAAGGCACATTAGAGAACCTTCTGGAAACATTGTTAAAGTCTCTCTTGTAATTACCAATGTTTAAAGAATTAGCATTACTCCCAAAAACATCACACATAAGAGGAGTGTGAGATATCCCTGCTGTACCATTACCTGTATCTGCTAAGTTATGTGCTTCTGCAATCCAAGTCTTATTTAAACCATCAAGTAAAGAATGATATTGATGAACAAGCTCTGATTTAAAGTCTAAACCTTTAGGGAAAACTCTTCTTCTTAAATCAAGTACATCTTCTTCTGCAATCTGGTCGGAGAAAAGACCATCTGGCCTATCTGAATATGTAGTGGCTACACGATCTACATAAGGGTTTGCCTGTAAGGTTGATCCATCATGGTCATGTAAAGCACCTGTGTTATATCTATCTAAGGGGTGAAATCCCTCATTGCCATTTAGAGGCTTATTTCGCCTATAGACAAAAGCTACAGGTATTGCATAGATATACCCATCAACAGTACCTAAAGTTGAAGCACTTGCTTCTGAACCATCGCCTGCAACCCAAAGTCCAGAATCATTACTATGCCTACTGAAAGTAGCTGTGTTAATGGGATTTGCATTTGCACCTTGAGCAAATAAACCAAAGCTATCTAAGCCAAAGATGTCTTGAGATATACTATAGTTAAAATTGGCATGAACCCTAAGACGATACTGTATTTGAACCCTTCTTGTCGAAGAAACATTCAAAGTAGGGTCTTGTATGTCATCATCCAAATAAAGATCACTATGACAGTCAAGATTACCAGCATAATAAATGTTGTTTGCATTAGGCTTACCCTCACCATCTGAACCACCAGAAGGTTGGGTTATTACAAGTATGCCTACAGAACCACTTGTAATATTAAATGTTGGAGTATTGCCACTAGCACCACCAGTTAAACTGAGAAATAAATAAGGAGTGCCTCTTGTTTCAGAGGTGACTGTGACAGAGCCAAGAGTTAGACCTAAGCCTTGTCCATCATAGTTATTTATAGCTTCAGATAGGTTTCTAGCCGTTTCGGGGCTAGAGTTGCTGATTTGAAAGTCAACACCTGCTGTTATTACTACAGAGTTGTTTGCATCTTGAAAGGTTAAAGTGTCATTTGCTAATGGGCTAGAGACTTTGAGTCTGGCTCTGGCATCCATTGATGGAGTAACTTCTTTTCTCCATACCTCTAAGAAAACAAAATCTACTAGATCTATTCCCTCTTGTGGTTCAGATAGCTCAACATGGTTAAGTTCTGGGTCTACAGAGTTAGTTCCCTTAACATCCACAGCCATCCCATTAACAGAGGCAATGAACCTTTCAATGGTTAAAGTATTCGCTCTGAATTCTGGGTTTAAGACTCTAGGGTTTCCTGTGTAAGGAGAATAGAACAAGAACCTATTCTTGTCATTCATGCTTGATTGGTCTGAAATCATACCAGATGGCAAGTCTAGTCTCTGTCTCAGAATATCTTGAGAAAGGTTTAGCTCACTATCTAGGAGAGGTCTTCCAAACTGATGGACAACAGATTCCCATGCATAGTTTGCAGGGTTTAAGTTTCTGCTAGTAGAAGAGAGGTATTTCATGAGGGTAGTCTCCTACTTAAAAAGTTAATCGCCATGTGATTGCAAGAATTGCCCCATTAGGTTTATTTATGACAGGGAAGGTTAAATAATTAACAAGTACGTCATAATCTAAAACAGCTTCTGAAACATCTCTTTCAAGAGGGAAGTTGTTTGGGTTTTTAACAAAGGAGTTTTCTAAGAAGCTATTGTTGACTGAACTTATTAAACCCATTTCAGTTAAAGCACCCACAGCTTCAGAAGACTCAAAAGTTGTTGTGAAATCTACAATGTTGGTTGGAATAGGGTCATTATTCCCATCAACACTTAAGCTCCCATCTGCTTTGCGATAAACTACACTCGAGAAAGTTTTCTTATAGAGTGGTGTGTTTAAAGCTCTTTGTTGATAATCAGGAATGTCTGGATTCTGTGATGAACCAGAAGCACCTGTTCCAACTGCAAGCATATTCACAAATCTATTGTTGCTTTGCCCTGCATTGTTAGAAAACAAAATAGCTGCCAAAACTCCACCATCCAAAGTGTAGATATTGGACTTATCAATTACGATCTCTTCTTTGCCATCCTCATACCTGAGAGTAGCAAAGACATCACCTTTAACTTTGATTCCTATATTGTCACCAAAAGCCAAACCAAAGTTTAAGGCAGATGTGTGAGGGGGATTTACTTTGGACTTTATCATATTTTCCTCCACAGGTTATGGGGTACGATATGGAGGTGATAAAACAACTAAAAAATATCCCTCTCGAACCTCATAACAAGAAAAAATTAAGCGTTGAATGTGATGGTGTAGTTTATTTCAAGAGTACCATCATCAGTCTTAGTAATGGTGTTATCCAAAACTTTTCTAGCAAAAAGTCTCATGTTAGTTGTCACAGTTGGTGTTGTGGTGTTTGCAAAACCATCTGCATCAACATTATCACCAGCAGTCCACAAACCAATCTCTGCAATGCCATTTGTGATATTACCCTCACCAAGTGCAAAGGTAGTAGTGAATCGAATCTGGTTGTATGCAGGGAAACTCACAGAATCAACCAAACGAGCAAAATAAGGGTTTGTGCTTGTCAGGCTAAAGCTATCATCTACCATGTTAACTTGTGTGCTTGCACTTGCAACATCTGCATTCTGTGAGGAATGGGCATTTCCTGCTGAATCTGTGCCCAAGTTGTCACCTACTGCAATGTAAGCAATGTTATTGATTGCATGAGCTGCAGAAGTGTTTGTACTTGCACCTGCTGGACCAATGTAGTTACCACCATTAGGGAATGTGGTATCATCATCCATGTTAGTAGCTTCAGGGCGATTTGATACTCCCGTAGCTGTTCCAGAAGCTCCGAGTCTGGGAAGAATATTGTCCATGATAATATTGCTAGACATTTGAACAACTGTATTATGACCCTCTTCGTATTGAATTACATTTCCCTCAGAGTCTCTGAAAGTAGCCTCTACATAACCTTTGATATTGAACATAGTGTTCTCCTTAGTGAGTGTTTAGATAAAAGTTGTTTATAAAAAGAGTATTAAGAACCGCTAGGGTCTTGTTCCCAAATAATGAAACCATCCCTACGAATAGTAAAGAAGTGGTTGAAAGTATAACTTTGTGAATCATTATTTGTTAAAGTCTCGGTATAGGTCAAAGAGCTAGACGAGGTGTATTCAGTGTTCCATGAAGTACCATTGTCTTCTGTTCTAGGATCAAGGAAAACTTGGAAATCTGATGCATTGTCTACAGAAGAAACCTTCAAATGATAACGAGTGCCTATAACCAAATCCCATGAAACCTGTGCGTCATTATCTGTATTTGCAACACTTGAATCTGGTAAGTCAGTATAGTCATACACACCATTAGTCTTATGGTTGACCACATCAGAATGTACTGTAGGCTCTATCCAACCACCTGTTGATGCAGGTGAACCATCGGGACTCGCAAAAGTAGCCCCATTCGGTGCTTGCCTTATTGCAAAGTTATCTGCACTGTCTCCTGTACTATATGTGTAAATGAAGTGTAAGTATAATCGAATCTGCTCTAAGTCATCAAAAGTAAAATCAGTGCCTGTGTCTGCTGTAAAGATCACTGCATCATCTGAAGACCTAATGTAGAAACTATGCCTAAAGTACCTTTGAGCTCCATCTGTGCTACCTGGCATGAGATCAGTATAGCCCTTACCAGACATAAATCCATCTGGGTTCAATGCAGAAGAAGATGCCCTAAATGCTGCAGAAATATCAGGTGTTGTATCTAAATAGCTTGTATGTGAATACAGGGTATAGTCTGTGTCATATTGAAGAGGGCCAAACCTGAGTGATGCATCATCATTAGTGTTTGCATAAGCGTCACTTGAAGAAGCCAATACTTTGATCTCTTTACTTCCTTCTACCAAACTAATAGGTGAAAGATCTTGAGAGTCTGGCTGGTACACAGTCACTTCTGGATAAACTAAAGTATCCATTTCTCCTATGTAAACAGAGAACATTTCATCATCTGCCTGTGCAAAGTTATTATATTTCACACCAACAGCCAAACTTGGAACAGAAATAGTCCCGATAGAAGTGGTCGCCGTATCAGACATACTTAGGGTGTCTGCAACAGAAATCCCTGAAGGAGTTTCTATTGTACTTACTGCGTCAGAAGAAGAAAGAGAACCCTCTACACTAACTGTTCTATTATGAGTTGTTGAAACTGAATCCTCATATGTTAAAGATTCTGTCGCAGAAGCAGAGAATAAGAAGCTGGTATTAGGGTAAGCATCTACTATCGGTGCATTGTCTGTTAAAGAAATCTTGTAACGATAAGAGACTGCATCTGTTATATCCAAATCGCTCTCTACAGACGAGCCTCCTAAATTGTAAACATGTGATACATCATCAGAATAAGATAGCGTGTCTACTTGTGAAACACCCATTTGGAAACTAACTGTGTCATTCAAGTACACAACAAGACTTTCCTCATTAACAGCAGCATAGCTATACTGAGTTGTAATCTCTGAACCTAGTTTAACTATTTCACTCTCAACCTCAATGGGATCTAAAGATATATCCCTTGAAGCGTCAGCATCAAAACTTAGACTGTCTGAAACAAATAAACTACGAATCCCTGTTGAAACCGAATCTTCATAAGTTAGTGAATCAGACTCACTTACACCAGAATATGCAAATGTAGTTAAGACATCATCAGAAAGATCTCCTACAAGTGACTCCTCTGAAACAGGAACTAAGCTATAGGAAGCAATGATTGGTTCAGATCTGGTATCAAAGCTATCCTCTAAGTGCAGTGAAGATATACGAGCAGATAAATCGTCACCAAAAGCATTGATACTTGACTCTTCATTTATAGGGTTAAATCTGTAAACAGTAGAAACAGTATCTCCATAAGATAGGTTGTCTTCCTCTATAACATCTCCCAGATCATAGAAGTAATCTACATCGGCAGAGTAAGAAAGTGTATCTTCTACCTGAGGTGACTGATACCTATAAGTCACCTCTACAATATCTTCTGTATTGGCAAGAATCTCTTCTATATCAGAAGGGTAGAGATAGTATGTTAAAGAAATGCTATCTGTTAAAATAGGAATGTTAGAGTTAAAGCTAAATCTTGCAATTACTTCATCTGTGCTAACTAAAAGCTCATCCTCAACCCCAAAAAAGTATTGAATACTACCATCAGCATTTCTGGGAATAAAGTTGGTATTCTGATCAAAGCTACTATACGCAACAGGATAAAGGTTTTCTCCATAGTAAGAAGGAACACCTACCTCATGTGTCAAACCTACTTCTTCACTCTCTTTTGAATAAGCTGGGAACTCATCAGTAGAAGGGTCAAAAGAAACAACTTCACCAGGATTGGTGGCAAACAAAACCTCATAATAATACTCAGCACCAAAACCACCACCATTAGCATCATCTAGTCTGTAAGTTTCTGGAGAGCTCAACCAATCTTGACCTAAGACAAATGGCTGGTTTGTTCCACTTGAGAAGAAATGAAGAGTATCAGCACCACCTCCATCTTCTTCCATATATAACTCTATGAAGTAAGTCTGGTTTGGGATGTGGTTGAAAGAGGCATTTATTTCTGCTGTGTAGTTATCTGCAAACTCACCATTTGTGTAGTTTACATTGAAGCCACCACCATTGCCATCATCCCTAAAACGGTAAGCTAAAGGAGACCCATTAGGTGCAGGTAAATTTGGATACTCTTCTAATGCTAGAAAACCACCACTGTCTGCAATCAGAGTAAGTGTCTGGTAATACTTTACACCATCAGCACCCACCCTGTAGATTGAAAAGTAATGACCATCACCACCGAAAGTATTTAAGAAGAAGTAATTAAAAAACAGGTAGGTTGGGATAGTGTTTACTAAATTGCTTTCAACTTCAACTCTAGGTCCTAAAATATAAAGAGTTGGATCTTGGTATAAGAGAGTGTCTTCATATTGAATTGGATTATAGTCATTAGCAAAACCATCTGTACCATCTATCTCATATTCAACTGCTGAGTCCTCATAAAATGTAAGTTCGCCATACACCCCAGACTCATCAACCTTTCTCGAAGATAAGATGTTCCTATCTCCCTCATCAGTACCTAAACCTAGAGGGTTTTGGATGATCTCTTCTGGGGTGTTTTCTATAAGGAAAGGTAAAGTTGATGTGTCTTTCAACCCTACAAAAGCCTGACCCTCTACTAAAGTATCTCCCTTGTGCCATGTTTGGTTAAGGTTTAGAGGACTAGAAGAAACTGCATGGATTGTTAAAGATATTGGAAAGCTGCTTATTCCTTTAATATCTAGCTTTGAACTACTTAAGGTGAAGTCATAACTATTGCCTAAGTCATCTTCCACTAAAGTTATAAAAGAAGGGATGTAGCCTAATTGAGAAAAAGCCACCTCACCACTTGTTAAAGTTATTGTCTTAACCGCAGGAGCAAAAACCTGATCTTGTGAGAGATTTAAGGTGAAAGATCCTCTGTTTAAAACAAAAGAGCTGTTTAAGCTCTGGTTGAAAGTGTTTAATATGTCAGAAGTCGAAACAGAATAACTAATCTTCCTTTCGGAAAGAGTCAAAGGTCTTACAGGACTAGCTTGATTTAAAACATAAGAAGTAAAGCTTGGTCTTGAAGCCCTCTTTGAATCTCCACCTCGACCTGAAAGACTTACTTTCCTAACAGGTCTTATGGAGTTTAGAAGTAGGTTCGTGTTATTCAACTCCCTAAAAGACTTAACAGAGCTTTGCACAGAGGGATAAGTTAAAGTAATTTCTTGACCTAAAGAAAATACGGGAAGCTGAGAGATAACTTGATTTGTCCGAAGATCAAGGAAGAAGGGTGTCTGTAGTGAGACACCATTAAGTTTAATTTCAAGGTCGCTGCCTATGATTGGGAGATTTCTGTGATTCTTCTGTAAAAGCTCTGGGATATAGGAAGGTAAATCTAAGACAAAGCTATCGACCCCATCATTGATGTAAGTGTCGATAGAGTATTCTCTTGTTTTACGAACTGACCAAGGCAAAGAGACTAACTTAAATAATGTAATGCCTTCTGTTTGTATGTTTGCATCTACCCTTACAACAAATGAAGAAAGCCTTACTCTGTCACCATAAGGCTTAGTTGCAGGCTGAACTTCTTCTCCCTCATATCCTGTTATTGTTGGATAGTATACTTTACTATCACCACTATACAGTAAAGGCTCTCCATCATCTGCAAAAGAAAGGTTTATCAACCCTACTTCACCTTGACCTGGTGGGAGTAAAGAGCCACTTTGTATTCTTACCTGTTCTGCATAGTTGGAGGCAGAGGCAACTTCTCTAACAAAAGATAGAGTCTCTCCTTGATTAAATGCTGTTTGGTTTGCTGGGGACTCTTCGAAAGTAGAAATAACCCTCAACTTCTGGGTCTTTACAATAGTTTGTTGGGTGTTTGGGTCTATTTCTTCCCATATTGCAACTACATTGTCGGCAACATTTAAAGGATGTCTCCAAAACCTTATCTCTTTTCCAGACACATAGCCATAAAGCTCATCTTCCCAAACCCCATCTCTTCCTTTTCTCATATCTTCTTGGTAGATAGAACCCAAGCCCAAGAACACAGAATCAAGGCCATTGATTTCGTCTTCTATTGTGGGAGAAAGGCTACTTGGTTCTTCTAAGATAGATGTGATCTCACCTGTTTTTATATGTGAGGGTTTAATTACTTCAAAAATCTTCCTCAGATTGCTCTGTAAGAGCATTACATTCTCTGGTAGACCAAAGTATATCTCATGTGTGTGAGAAACACCATCAGCGTCAGTATGAGGCTGTATTTCACCATCTATGATTTCATGTGTATGTAGATCATCACCCCAGCGATAACCAATAGGTTTTAAAGTCGAACCATAACCAGCACTTTTGGTAAAGGCATGGTGTTTGTGTTCAGAGACAATACCATCTGTATTAAACTCTGTAGTAGCTAATATAGAAGTGGTTATATTAGCAATATAGTTCTCTACTTCTGTAGTGACTGTTGACCTATTAAATATATCATTAAGGGCTTCATCAATAGACTTCTTTGTAGCCCCCTCTAAAAGAGCTTCATAAGTCTGTAAGAGCATATTTATGACCTCACCTACATTTTGGCTAGTAGGCACAGAGTCTTCATCTGGAAAAACTGAATAAAGCAATCGAGTTGAAACATACTCTGCTCTCAGTTGTGAGTACTCATTATCTTCAATGCCATCAGCAGACTTTAAAATAAGATCAGCAATTAAACTAGCTACACCCTCATACAATATTCTATGGTTAGAGCCATAAGAATTTGTAATATAGTTAGAAGCTGTGCCATTACTCATAGAGTCTACAATTTGCTCTGTGAGTATGTCTTTTAGCAACCTATAAGAAGAAGATTCAGAAGAGACTGTTTCTCTTTCTAATCGAGGGTCATAGTCAAAAATCATCTATCAGTCTCCTCATAAGTAAAGCTAAAGTCTCCACTAGTTAAATAAGAAAAGTCATTTAGAACAATTGAATTAACATACCCTGTGGAGTCTCCTACCCTGTAGTTTATTTCAATCTTATAGTCAGAAGTGACCTTTCCTTGAGGTAAGGATATGACCAGCTTTTGGTTTGTGTCAGAGATAGCTGCAAGTGACCCATCTATATTCAGGTACATACCTTCTGTTCCTATTATAGAGCCTATAGTCTCATTCCAATTTGAAATGGTTTGTCTTTGAGATCTACTTAATAAAGGGTACTCAACACCATCTAAGAACAGCCTAGCACCATCACCACCATTCAACGCTGGGATATGCTTTAAAGGAATATCACAAACCCAAACCTGATGCCCTGATAATGAAATCTCTGGTATGAGTGTAGGTACTGTTGTTAAAACTTCTTCCCTTAAAACTAATGTACCCTCTGCTAAACTTAGTTGAAGTAAAGGCATTTCTATATGAGAAACACCAACAACAGAATCTATCTCTCGGATTATATCTGAAGGATAAATCCTACCCCCTTGACCCTCTGACTCTATTCTAATAGTTAAATTGGCTCTAATTGAATTATCTACCAAAGAGGGGTCTTCTCCACGATCAATGTAAACTAAAGCTTTTACATCCACAGGAGAGGGTGTGATTTCTTTAACAAGAACATCTGCACCCATATGCTTTTCTTCGTCAACAACACTCTGCAAGTTTGTTAAAACAAGATTTGTTGTGTAAGAAACAACAATGTTCTCAAGATGCTCATAATCGACTGACACAGTATCAGAAGTTCCTATTGAAGAAGAAGATGTTCTTTGAATGTAAGTTAAGCCATTACTCTCTGTGTAAATGTTATAGTCTGGAGTGCTTGAAGTTAATTGATTTGTGAAATCTACTGAGTTTAAAGGATTGTAAACCCTTACAGAGGATATATCTACACCCTTATTTGAAAGAGGCTCTGGATAAAGACCATTAAAAGTAACTTCTTCTTCAAGAACTTCTATAATCTTTTCCTCACCATTATTGCCAAGAACTACATAGTCTGAAGATTTGGTAGATTGACCTAAGACTAAAGGATCTTCACTCTTATAAAAAGTATAGTCGGTGATCTCTACACCAGAACTTGTAGCTATAGAAGCAATAGACCTCACAGGCTGTCTATCTAAGACAACCTGACTTGAGACATCTGTTCTATAATCACCTAAGATTATATCTGTTAAGCGATATGTGGGCTGATCTAAACTAGAGTCTAAAGTAATAACCCTACCCTCTGTGATTGTCGCATTTGTAAGATCAAAGAACTCACCAGAGGTCTGGTTCTTTAGCCCAAACTTATCTTCTCGATCAATCATAGCAAACAAAGGATCAGCATTGGTTGCTGTCGTTGCTAAAAACACATACGACCCTTCAGAATAAAGAGGTGTAAACCGAGCCCCTCTTACTGACTTATAAGAGGGTGCATAAACATCAGTCACCTCATTTAAAACCTCTCCTCGAACCCAAATGTCAACCTTTCCTCCTAAACCACCATCTCTAACCATATATTCATGGCCAGCACCTATAATTGAATAACTTTCCACACCAGCAGACTCTCTAGCTATTCTTTCATAACCAGCCTTTGTTCCATTGTCCACAGATGAGATATAAGATAAAGCTCGAGAAGCTAAGTCTCTATTTGTTTCTCTATTGAGGCCACCAAAAGTTGGAGCTTTGTTTGTCACTCTTAAACCTAAAGGTGCTCCTTGTGTAATCTTGTCAGAAGAAAGGTTTCCAGAAGAACCTACTTCAAGAGCCTCTACTAAGACCTTTATTTCATACCTTTTTGTTAAAGGATTATAATAGCTAGCAGAGCTGTCTGAAGGGATAGTCACAGAGTCTACAGTCCTGAAAGAAACAGAACCAGAGGAGATAATCTCACCTCTTGAAACTTCAAGATCAAAAGTAGGGGTAGAAGAAGTATAGAACGTGACCTCGCCCCTTGACTTTGTACCCTCTCTTCTCTTAATCCCTAAGTTAGAAGCAAGACGTTCAAAACATTGGTCTATCAAAGTTTGAACCTGAAAATCATTATCTAAAAATAGAGCTTCCTTTAAAGTTTGCTTGTAGCTAGAAGAAGCTACACTTATTGAAATCCCTGTATTCAAAGGGTCATCTATACCTAAAAGGCTTATAAAGTTAGTAGACCTATAAGAAAAGTCTACCATAAATCGGACTCTGGATATTTCAGACACCACAGGGTCTACAAAGAGATCTCTTACCGCAGAGCCTGCATGAACACTCGCAGAGGGGTCTGCCTCGTAAATAGATGCAATCAACTCATTTGTTAAAACTTCATCTGACACTGTGGGCAAACCTAAGTTAGATGCTTCAATGTCTATGGGCAAACCTGGAACTTCCACACTAAAAACAGACTCTCTTTCAACACCATCAATAAAGTTGACTGAGGTCACAACATAATAAAGAGGTTCAGTTCTGGGGAGAATGTTAAAAGCACCTAAAGGGATCGTAGGGGGAGTAGAAGTCAGGTCTGCACTTCTGTTGTGAGAAAAAGAAACCCTTGTCTCTAACTCAGTAGAACTAACATTACTTTCTACCCTTAACCTCTTTACATTCTCTGGAATCTCTAAAGAACCTATTGTGGTTGTTGAGCTATCATTCTGACTAAGGTTAAGTTCAACTATTAAAGGGTCTTCTTCAATAGTATTAACATCTGAAACTACTTGAGAGATCAAGCTTACTTTTTCTTTACTCTCTCCATAAGAGACAACATCTATGGGCAAGGCATTTACTCTAACATAACCCAATTCTCCACCACCAGAAGATGTAGAGGCATATAGATTATAGTAGTTGACATTAGAGTCTGAATGAACCCAAGACACATCAACCTTATCACCCCCTCTTTCTACTCTAATGTCAGTAGGAGAGCTTGGTGATTCAGCTAAGTCATCATTTGCTAAAACAAGAATAAGCTCAAGTCGAGTACTGTTGCCCGAGTTGTCGGAAGCTATGAAAGTAAAAGAGTTAGATCCTTGGCTTATATCTAAACCTTCTGTGGTATTAGGAAATACCCAAGTACCATCTTGATTGATATCTATATCGGCTTCAGCACCTTCAGAGGTAAACTCTATGGACTCATAAGAAGCTTCTATTTTAGAGTATCCATCAATCAGACCATATATCTTAACTTCATCTTCTGTGACAGAGTAGGTTAAGTTTGTCGAAATTGAAACACCATCAGGTCTTGTTATTTTAAAAGAACTCATCTTTATAAGTCTCCATTAAGAGATGTTGAACCAGGAACAGAGAAGATTACATTTACACTAACAGGCTGGCCTGCACCACTTCTAACTACAACATTGCAAAGTAGGGAAGTCTGATCATTGTCAATTTGTGAGACTGTTATAGACTCAACACCCAAAATCTTTTCCTCTGCTGAAAGATCTTGAGACTCTCTTTGAAGCCTCTGAACACTGATTAACTTATTTAAAGAGCTATTCACACTCTCCCTTAAAGACATGGCTGTTCCAGAGTTGACTTTACGACCTATAAGGCTTAAAGCGTTTGACCCATAAAAGCTGTGGTATGGGTTTGAACCTATCTCTGTTAGTATTGACTTAGCAACATTCTGATAAAGTAAGTCAGTACCGCCTAGAATACCCATCTCTCCTTGATCATTCCACCTTATGTCGTTCTCTACTCCTGTGCTGTTGCAGCGTCTACAGAACTCTTTAAGTGTTGTGTAAGAAATGTCTAAAAGACCCTCTGGAGATAGGTCTTTTGAAAAAAGAACGTCATAGCCATTCAGTCTTTTAACTAATGACCAAGGTGGTGTGATTCTTTTACTTTTAACAACTTCTTTTTCTTTAGCATATCCTAAAGATTTAAGTACGCTGCCATATAGAGTAAAATTAAAGCCCACAAGGTTATCTGAAAACTTTAAGCTTTTTCTTTCCAGGCTAACTATAACATCTTTCAGCTTTGGTTTGAGATATGTGGCAAGAGCTTCTGCCTGATATATCTTAGAAGGGATAGTGATTTGGTAGTCATCCCCATTTGAAGTCCTTATACCAAGAACATTCTTACCTTGCCTTATCCTATAGGGAGAGGATTGAGGGGCAACAGTAAAAGCTTCTCTCAAGTTGCCCTCTTTATTAAGAAGAACACCATCTCTTCTTATCTCAAGAAGACCAACACCTCCAATAGGTGATCTGGGAGAAACTAATCTGCCGTTTGTTATCCCAACTCGCTCATACCTAATATGGTGAGGGCAAGCGTGGGCTATGTGTAAATCATAGCTCATAAAAAAAACCTCAATGTTCTGTAAATATTATCTCACAGACATTGAGGTTAATAGAAGATATATAAATCTCCCTAAGCAAAAAAAAGACCCATATCATAAACAATATGAGTCTTTTTTTTATTTGATGTCCTCTGGTTTTAGATTTAAGCGAGGAAACAGTTGCAAAGAGTCTTTGATTTCGGTGTTGGGCTTTAATACAAACCACTTAATAGAAGATTGGAAATCTCTATTGACCACTCCAAGACTATCTAAAAGCTTCTTTGAAGAAGTTGGCAAGAAAGGAGAAGTCCAAATACCAATGACTCTTAAGAGCTCTACAAGAGTGTATAAAACCCTATCTAGGTCTTTATCTTTACCCTCTTTGTAGAGAACCCAAGGTGCTGTGTCGTTCACATACTTATTGCCTGCCTTAACCACTTTCCAGATTGCTTTCAAAGCATCATTTAAGCGGTAGTTGTCAAAGGCAAGCTCTAATTCACTCTTTGAAGAGTTAATCACCTTGAGCAATTCTACCTCATCTAGCCCTAGCTCATAGGACTCTGGTATCTTAGAGGCTCTATACTTCTTAAGTAAGCCTAGCGTTCTACTAACAAGATTCCCATATTCATTAGAGAGGTCAGAGTTTATTCTAGAAACTAATGAGTTATAGCTAAAGTCTCCATCAGAACCTAATGAGATCTCTCGTAGTAAGAAATACCTAAAGGAATCACTTCCTATTGCATCAATTACTTTATTAGGGTCAATGGCATTCCCCTTGCTCTTGCTAATCTTTTCACCCTCTGCTGTCCACCAGCCATGTGCAATAATCTTCTTTGGAAGATCTTCACCAACGCTAAGTAAGAAGCAGGGGAGATACACAGCATGGAATCGGAGAATATCTTTCCCAATGATATGGTGTGAGTTTCCCCAATACTTCTCGAAAAGAGAACCCTCGAAACCACCCAAACCACTAATGTAGTTAGCTAAAGCATCAAGCCACACATAGATTACATGCTCAGGGTCTTCTGGAACTTCTATACCCCAAGAAAATGTGCTTCTTGATATAGAAATGTCTTTTAACCCTTGCTTAACAAAACTTCTAACTTCATTCAGTCTTTTCTTTGGCTGGATAAAGTCTGGGTTCTCATCAAAGTGATTGAGAAGCAAATCCGTGTACTTAGAAAGTCTAAAGAAATAAGATTTTTCTACTAACCATTCAACTTTGTGACCAGAGGGTGCTTTACCATCAACTATTTCATCTTCTGTGAAATAAGCCTCATCATTAACGCTATACCAACCTGAATACTCTCCTAAGTAAATGTCACCTGATTCTACTAGCTTAAGCCAGAGATCTTTAACAACTTCTTTGTGTCGAGATTCAGTTGTACGGATAAAGTCATTAGGAGAACTATCTACTTTTAAACAAAGATCTCGAAAGCTCTGTGAGACATCATCTACTAATTCTTGTGGAGACACACCTTTATTTTTAGCAGACTGTTCAATCTTTAAACCATGCTCATCAGTTCCTGTTAAAAAGTAAGTATCATTACCTTTAATCTTTTCCCAACGAGCTAATGTGTCTGCTATTATTGTTGTATAAGCATGACCTATATGAGGTGTGTCGTTCACATAATATATAGGTGTTGTAACATAATAGTTGTTCATAGTAACCCCCTTTCTTTATTAGACTAATTACTCTTATTATCAATAACTAGTCAGGGGGTTTTAAAAAAAAACTAACTTAATAAGCTCCATGTATCATATGCTTTAACACTTGTGACTTTGTATTTATTATAATCCACATACTCAGCGTAGTAAGTAGTGTTATCACCTACTCGAACAAGACCCAATTTCCTCTTCTTCCTATAAGTCTTAATGCCTAGATCCCCTAAATTGAGAGCTACTAAAAGCATCTTTGGAGTTACTTTAATAACATCCAACTCAGTGTCTCTCATGTTAGGGTGTTGACTAGTAAGAACATCACCAGCTTTGATTTTCTGTGCTTCCACTTTTGAAAAGGTAGCAGATCTTTCTCCTGTTGCTTTGTAGAAGTCAGAGTATCTTAAATCAACATTCTTGAAAGTTGCACCTTTAATCTCAGTATTAACAAACCCACAAAAGATAAGATCTCCACCATCAAAGGAGACACCAGTTAAGTCTGATCCATGAAAGCCTGATCTATTCAGATTACACTTTGTGAAGCTAGCACCTTTAACTTTTGCATTCATAAAACTACAACCGCTAATTTTACTATATAAAAAGATAGCTTCTTCTAAAATAGACCCATGAAAGAGAGCCCGATTAGCTTCTGTGCTCTCAAACAAACAACCTCTGAGAATAGAACCAGACAAATCTGCACCAAAGAGGTCTACACCTGTGAAATCTACATTGGAAAGATCCATGTCTTTGAGTTTAGCATGAGGCATCTTAGCATTAACAAACGTAGCACCAGAAAAGGAAGCTGCTGTACTTAAATCAACTTTCCTGAAAAATACACCACTAAGATCAGCCTTAGTGAAGTCTGCATCTGTTATGTTAGCACCTCCTAGGCTAGCGAGTTTAAGATTTGCTCTTACAAACTTAGCCTTTGAAAGATTAGCTTCTGTAAAGTCTGTATCCTTCAGAGTAGCACCTGTAAAGTCTGCACCTGTAAAGTTAGCTTTTTCTGATTTGAAAATATCTATTGTACACCCCACAAAACTAGCACCAGAAAAATCAGACCTTACTGTGACAAGATAAAAGAGAGTTAAACCATTGAAGTTAACACCTCTAAAGTCTGAATCGCTTAACCGAGCCATAATTAGCTTAGTATTTTTGTCAAAGGTGCAACCTCTGAAATCAGAGCCTGCCAATTCAGCATTTTTAAGGTTAGTTCCTTTAAGGTTAGAACCTCTTAGGTCAACTCCTGTAAGTTCAGCTCCTTTTAAATTAGCACCAGACAGGTCTAGGTTTCTTAGATCCTTCTCACCACTTAAGGCTTTTTCTACATGTATTGGATTAGCCATTTTATTTCTTCTTCTCTATGTAATGGATTAATCCATCAACTGTAATATCTAACACACCATTGCCATGATAGTTTGCGTTTACAAGGTCATAACTACTTATTATCGAAGTAAAACCTGGCAGGTGTCTCTCAATACTTTTCCCAAAGGCATCAGATAGCTTTGAAAAGAAATCGTCTTGGTCAAAGCCATTAGGCAATACCTTTGTCCTGACATGCCTATTTGGATAGACAGCAAAGATATAGTGTGCAAAGTCATAAGGCTTAAAAATAAACTTGACTCTGAATTTTCTATTGTCGAACACACCATTATTTTGACCATTCTCTGTCTTTTCTACATGGATACCAGGACTTAACTTCTTCCCATTATAAGTCAAAGTAGTCTGCTTAATAGCAGAGGTAAGTTTCTCTACTATCAGATCCATTTTGTCAGAATAGGCTAATGCTACTGTTTCTTTCTCTGTTCTAGAGAGACCCTTAATTAAACGAGAAAGATCTAGTCTCTTATCACGAAGCTCAAAATATTTAGCTTGAGTTTTAACATAACTTCTAATCGCTGCTTTCAACTCTTTAGAGATTCTTCTATCTTTAACTATTCTAGTTAGCTCAGAGGCACTAAGATTATCTGGGTGTGCAGATCTTAGGAACTCTAGGTCCTTAACTGTATCTCCGATAGTCTTTCTCTTACGAGCAGACTTCTTCTCTAGGTTTGATACTCTTTCTTCAAGGTTATTTAAATTCTTCATAACTTACTTCCTCTTAAAGTTATAGTAGATGTTTCTACGATTATCTATCACTGAAATCATAACTTTGCCCTGATGCCCAGAGTTATCAAAAACAGCTTTCCTAATATATTTACGACCTGTTCTTATGTTTCTCATTTTAATCTTGTCGCCTTTAACAGCAATCACTACATATTGTTCTGTGGAGGTTGTCGATTTTAAAATATCTCCTATTTCAATATCTATGAACCCAGACTTTACTTTTCTAAGTTGCTCTATGGTCAAGTTTTTACATTTCTTAAAGATAGCACCTTTTACATCAGCACCTGTGAAGTCTACATCTTTAAGGTCACAGTAAGCAAAGTAGACTTCTCTAAGATCACACCCCGTAAAGTTAGCAGAAGCCATTCCACAATTCATAAATGAGGAAGACTTAATATCAGACCCTGTAAAAACAGCACCCTTAAAGTGAACATCTTTGAAAGTAACATGCATTTCAGACTTACTTAGCCTTAACCCATCTAGGTTTAAAGATGCGAAGCTGTCTTCCAAGTCTCCGACATAGACATTTCTAAATTCCATATCTTTCAGAGCTTTTTCTTCCATAACAACCCAGCCAAAATGGGTGTAGCCATAAGTGTCTGACAAATAATCCGAAAGAAGGAATTCTCTATCATCTTTTGGAGTGAGAGCCATCTCTAGAAGTATGTTTCTTGGAATTTCGATTTCTCTTTCAAGACCCAGCTCTTCCAGCTTCTCTTCTACTGTTAGATTCTCAATCTCTTCTTCTTCGAGAATTTCGTATAGGCTGTCTTGATAGTCCCAATAAACTGATATTTTTGTAGGTAGTTTAGTCATTTATTTCTCCTTTTTACTATCTATTATCGAATATAGAAGTATAGAAGAAATAAAAAAACTATTTCAAAACACCCGTAAGATCAGCATCTGTGAAGTCTGCTTTACTCATGTCACAACCCTTAAAGCTAGTCCCCTCAGAATAAAAGTCACAACAGCCCCAACCTGTGAGATCTACAAGCTCTGAACTTAAGTCACACCCTCTAAAGCTAGCACCATCCAAAATAGCACCCTCAAATTGTGCATGGTTTAAAGAAAACCCATCAAACTTAGCCCCAGAGAGATCAGCACCTTGAAACAATAAGCGAGGGTCATGGTTATATCCATTGAAATGCTGATCTTGAGCTTCTTGGTAGTTATATGTAATGCCTGTAAAGTCTACCCCTTTACAGTTGCTGCCTTGAAAACTTGCACAGGCAAAGTCACAATCTTTAAAAGTCGCACCTTCTAGGTTGCAGTTGTCAAAAACAGCATCCCCATCTACCAGAAGTGATATAGTAGCACCTTTAAAGCTACAACCTCTAAAATAGACCTGCTTTGTGTACACAGAGACATCACTATCCTTAAGTACAGCCCCATCAAAGTTACACCTACTAAAGATAGTGTAGTCAAAAGTACAGTCCTCTAAAATAGACCCTTTGAAAGAAGTCTTCTTAAACCTTGAAGCATAGAAATGACACTTCACTAAATGTACATTTAGATCAAGGATAGGGAAGTCTTCGTTGTGGAAAAATAAATCCTCATATTTTTCTCTAGGCTTCATACCCAAACTCATTTCTTCAAAAACCCAAAAGTATATACTCCATGCTCTAGGTTTTTACCAAGTTGTCTGTGCTTTACTTTCAAAGCTTCCCACTTTTTATTCAAAATAGGTAATTGCTTCCAAATCTTATTAAGCTGGTAGATGCCAGCATCCCATGAGCCTAAGTGTAAGTCTAAGCCTTTTTCATGTGTTATCTGCGACCTATAAGGTATAGTCTCAATAAAGAGCTTTTGAAGATCACTCAAGATTTCTCTTGAGAGTGAAGAAAGAGTTAGCTTAGGGAGAATATATGAGAAGTAAGGATCTCCATTTTTTCTCCACTCTTTAACTTGCCCAGAACTCTTATTATAAGAGATTGGGTTGTTTCTAGCATCTCGATAAAGAGACTTAGCTTCCTTGCTCTCTCCATACAACTCCATAGCCTCTGCTCTACTCATCCAAAAGAAGTGATTATAAATATCCCACTTCTTAGATTTGTAATCGAGGCTTCTCATTGAAACTATGTTATTAGAAGAGTGTAAAAGAGCATATACATGGCAATCATCAACCCAATCTTCATAACCCTCTTTGCTTACATCAGGTATTAGGTATTCATCTTTCTGGTTAACCCAATTAGATGAAACAAGCTTTCTAGCTGAGAATAAGGAAATAGCCCTTCTCCACCCTTCTCCTTCAACCAAAGGGAAATTACAGCATCCTTTATGAGAGGGCTTTCCAGATATAAAATAAACATCTGTAGCAGACTTCATTAAACTATTGCCCATATTGCACATGACCCCCAAAGCATCTTGATCAATACCTTTGTCATTGCTTACAGATTCTTTAACTTTAAGACCACTAGAAAACTTTGGTGTGTCTATATTAGAAGAAGCAGGTGAAAGAGCTGAAACCCAAGAAGATGCCGAAGATGCTGAGGGTGAATATAAATTCTTATCCCCAATAACACTAACTTTCTCAGCTTGACATGTGTCTTTTAATAAAAGAGGAAGATTGCTTTCTAATGCTGTATTACCTTCACTCCAAAGTGTAAAGGAAATACCCCAAGACCCTTTAACGTCAGCAAAGTGTGATGCCTGAAACAAAAACCCTGACTTGTATGAATACTTTGCATACCACCATTCTCTAAACTTACTAAAAGACCCAGAGGACATAAATATGGAAGGGCAGAAAATCCCTATGGTCTTTTTGTCAAAACCATAATCTCTACTTACCTTTTCACATTGGTATAGGAATTGGGCATATAATTGTCTATTTGCTCTGCCTAACTTTGGCATCTCACTGTTCACAAGAGTGTTACTTGCAACCCCTTTACGAGTATTTCCTTTAGCCCCTGCAACACCATCCTCTGCATAAGGAGGGTTTATTAAAAATACTATCCTCTTATCTTCCTCAGCAGCCTTTTTTAACATCTTTTTTACCTTTAAAGGTAATACGTTGTCAGAGTCACCTGTAAAGAAAGGACTTTCATCTTCTGGATTCAAGAAGTCATATTGGAATACAAATGCACCCTCGTTGTAACACTCTCTTTTAATAACATCAACATCTGGCTTCTCTGCTGTGGAAAGAATTAGATTTTGAAAATCATAGTCTCGAGTAATATTCCCTGTCCCAGAGCAACAATCCCAGACAACACATTCATCCCTCCAATCTTCCCCTAACTCTTTCTCCATTTCTTTATGAGCTTCTGCTACCCATAGAGTAGGGGTATAAAAAGCACCTTGCCTGCGTCTTGTATCATCTTCTATAATTCGGTCTCTCATGGAAACAAGTTCATCCACATCTTTTTTAGAAAGACCTCTTTCCCTACGCTGGAAAAAACCTCTCATAGCTGAAACATTGATGTTGTACTCTTTACCACTCATCATGATAGTATTCTTTTTAACCCTGTGTTCTTGAACATAATGTTCGTCAATCTCTGAGTAGAACACACAACCAAAAAAAATGTCTGTCATCTCAACAGGTGTGTATGAGTGACCCTCTAAGAATATTTGATCTACCCAATATTGATACATTGCAGAGATGTTTTGAGGTGAAGGCTTTACCTTTTGAAGACAAGCACTAGCCAATCCCTCACAAAGTTGCTTTAAATGCTCACCATCTACTCCAAGAGTACTTTCTAAATGAGTATCTACATTAACTTCTAAAGAAGGATCTGGATTTGATGGTGCTCTTGACCAATCTACCTCTGCTTCTAAAAAAGATTTAAGGGAAGACATAGGAACTGCGAAACAGTATTCCTCATCTCCAATAAATATTACATTTGGTAAGTCATCTCCCTGTTCCTCAAAACGCTTACAGTAAAACAAAGCTTGAGCTAAAACCGAACTTCTTGAAGTTGCTTTCTTAAAGTCAGCACCAAATTTGGCTTCTAAAAGAACTCTAACAGGTGTTTTTGAAGGTGTTTGCCATTCTATTACACCATCTGTTTCCCAATGTCTTCCTTTTGAGTTTTTTACCTTACGAAGTGTTTTAAAATGTTCTCCTGTTGCATCTTCTAAAACCTTGCGAAAATGAACCTCAACATCTTTCTCGGAATAAAAAATCATATCTTCCTCTCTTTAGTTAAATAGTAAGACCCATTATAGAACTAAGAGAGCAAGATAGAAGTTTTTCAGATCCCCAAAAGAGCCTCAAGGCCATACCAAGACAGGTCAAAAAGAAAAGACTCTAATTTTTTCCTGTCTTTTCTTGAAGCCCTCTTATTAGCTTGTCCTATATGTTCCCACATAGCTGTTGCAAGAGCCCCCAGAGTTGTAATCAAAAGACCAAAAACTGACCAGCCAATTAAATTCCACAAACTTAGTCCGAAAACTGCCATAACAAGCTTTACAAGCAACCCACCCATACCAACAGCAGCAATTATTTTTAAAATTTTAGCTGCCACTGAAGACTTACGCTCAAGGTCTTTCCAGAACTTCTGCTCAAAATCTTTTCTAGTCTTCGAATCCAAATCATCAATCAAACTAGTGAGGTCTCCTTTTAATAACCCCCAAAATAAGGGATTACCATAATAAAGATGTCTGTGTATGACAGCTCTTATATGCCTAAGTGGTCTAACATTTGCTGAAGTCGTTTCCTTAAGATTAAGCTCCCGAACTGAAAGGATGTCTTCTCTATCCCTAAGACTAAAATTCAATTCCTTAATCCCAGAACTAGTTTCAAAAACAATGTTAAAGAAAACAGATTCTCCTTTAAGAGATATAGTTGACTCCATCGAACTATAAGAATAACTGTTAATGTCAGACTCAAGGTTTGATAAAACTTCTTTAACCATTGATCTGACTTCACTCTTACCAGGCACTTTTCTCTTAAAGGCAACATAAGCATCTGCAATCTTGTCCTTTAACTTACTGACATAAGATGCCTTGTCTTTTATTTTCTCTAGTTTGGCTATCCTCAGTTCAAGACTGCGAATATCGGATGCTAGCTTTCTCATACAGACCCTCTTTTTTTTACAATGGTTTGTTGAAGAAGCAATATAAGCGAACTATTATTTCAGAGTTAAAACCCAACCATTCTTACCCGTTCTTGGTGACACTACTTGCTTCACAATGAGCTTAGACCTCTTGTATTTTTCATACCTTTTACGAGCACCAGAAGCCACCCAATCATCCATCTCATCATACATGACCTCACCGAACTCATTTCTCTCTCCAGCCCTACCACCATAGCCCATTTTTCTCCACTCAATCAAAATCAACTCATCAAGAATGAGCTGAGGTCGCTTCATGATTTTACTAGCGAATAACCTATCATCCTCAATATAAGCAACCCCCCTAGAATTAAACTCAAGGTAATCTGCGATTGCTTCTGGGTCAGTAGGTCCTATAATTTTGAGGAAAGGATCGTTGAGGGCACTTTGAACCTCTAGCTTGGCGATGCGATTCTCAAGGTTTTCTATCTTATTGTTTATTTTCATTTTCTTCTCCTTGATATACTTATCTAAAAAAATATATAAAGACAAAAAAAGGCACACACCCCAAAGATGGAGTATGTGCCTAATAGTAGAAGAAAGTCAGGTTAAAGCAACAGCTTTTCTTAGAAGCTAAGGTTTTTAAGGTATTCAATAGACTGAAGAACAGCTTCTTGATTTGAATATAGAAGATAGGAACTAAGTCCAATAAGGATAAGCCCAAGAATATTTTTTCTCAGCTTCTTCCGAAAGGCTTTCTTTTCCCTTGCGTCTTTCTCATCAAGAAGTTTTAGTTTTTCGTGAAGATGTAACCCCTGTGGGGCGGCTAATCTGGCTTTCTCATATAATCTTTTTAAGGTAGTTGCATAAAAATAAGAATATGTCCTATGTTGCTGAAAAGCAACATATTGGTTATATGCACCCTTCCCTGCAAAGACATGGCTTTGGTTATCTGTTGCATCCAGCAGCTCTAACTTAGGGCTAACAATCTTCTGTTTAGAATTGCTTCGTGTATTTAGAAACTCAATTGTGGCTGGCTTATGTTTGTTTGCAGTAGTCTTACAGGCAACAAAAGAAACTTTTTCTCCACTTGAAACCAAGAGGTTCTTAACAAAACAGCTTACAAACTTCACATTCTTTAAGGTTGAAGTCTCAAAATCAACTGCTTCAAAACATGAAGATATGATTGCGATGTTCTCTAAACTGCAATTATCAAATCTTACACCAGCCAGACTTACTTTTTTAAAAGTTGTGTTTACAAACTTGCAGTTGATAAAGAGACTTCTCCTATCTTCTTCATTATCTTTCTTATAGCGTTCTTCACTGATGTATTTAAAAGAAACATCAGTGAAAGTGCAGTCCACAAACTTGAAAAAAGAAGTAAGATTGAAAGTACAACCTTTAAAATGCACACCTTTATAATAAGTGTTTAACGCAGTAATACCTTCAAAGTCACTTTCTTCAAAGTCAATATCCTCAACAGTTCCTCTAAAAGCCAATGGCTCACATTTTAATGGGTTTTGACCTTCAAGGGGGAATGCCTCAGATAAATGATTTTTAGAAATGTTCATATAAAATCCTTTTAATAATAGTTATTGTAATACACCTCTTATCAATAGGATTCTGGGGGGGGTTTTTTATTTAGGTCTCTCTTTAGAGAATCTATTTCTCTCTGAAGCTCATCAAGCATCTGACTAGCAGAACCTCTCCACCTTCTCAATCACTGAACCCTCATCTGAACGAATGTCTCCCTCCCAAATCACAAGGCAATCAAGCCCTACCTCCGCATAAGCCTCTATCGTATTACGCTCATGCTCCTCTTTACTCATCCCTGTTAACGCTTGTGAGTGCCAATACTGACCAAAACACTCCACTACCTTTGTGGCACCCATGTAAGGATGTTCGGGATCATCACTCACACAAACTACAAAGTCTGGATTCTTGTAGCCACCAATCGAGCCATCAAAGTTCTTCTTGCTTGGAAGAAATCTCCAATATGCACCATTACCTGTAAAGGTGAGCGAGTCGCTATATGAGGCTACCCTTGACTCAAACTTGTTCATCTCTTTCTGATTCATAAGCAAGATAGGGAACTCCACACCATACCTATCTTTCAATGTCTCTTGCACCTTATCCCAATGACCATCAATAGCACCAGGAAACTCAACACCATAACGATCCACCATCGTAGCCCTAATCTCCCCCTTGCCTTGCTCAGACGCAAAGTAGTGGCTTCCATAGTTCTCAATCATCGTCTTGAGTTGCTTCTGTCTAAACTCCCCCACTGCACTCGTATAAGGTACACCATATCGCTCCATATTAGTCGCTACAACCCTATCCATGACTTCTTTACTCATGCTAGGGATAGGCACACCATAACGCTCTATATTCGTTGCCTCAATCTTAGCCCTAAGCTCTGGTGATCCCAATAGCGTTCCACCATACCTCTCAAGATTAGTAGCCTCTGTCTTAGCCTTGACCACATCATTCTGTTGAGGGTTGACCACACCATATCTCTCAAGGTTCGTCTGCTTGATCTTATCCTGTACGCTCTCCCAAGCAAAAGGGTTATCCTTACCCTTTAAGACTGGTCGCTTACCATCAAGAGCATCTTGCACCTTTTCAAAAAGGCTACTCTCCTTTGAGAAAGGGTTCTCTGCACCATAACGCTTGAGGTTAGTCTGTTTACGCTTCTCTACAGACTCTTTGCTATGGGCTGGATTCTCAACCCCATAACGATTCTTCATCGTTTGTTTGCGTCTGAACTTTGAGATCGCTTTCTTATCTCGACCTTGCCATACCTCGCATTCTTTCTTATGTCTTTTCATCTGTGTGTTTGATGTGGATTCATGTCCACAGATACATGGTGTAATTGGTTGGGGCTTCCAATCTGGCCAACACACCTTGCGGTGTCTACCACTAATTATTGCTGTTTTGAAATCTCTTTTACAGTGAGGGCAAGTAGCCATAAGTTAATCCTTTATTCTTGAGTTGAGATTAACTTATATGAAAAGCAAGCAAGTGGTCAAGATTTTTTTCTCACCCCTCTGCCCACATAGGGTTCAAAGTACTCACTCAAAGTACAGATACCAACACCATACTTTCGTTGCTTACCTCAATACTCCTCTGCCTACATAGGGTTCAAATAAAGTTTCTCGGACTCAATACACCACGACCCACCGCAGGCCCAAAACTCGATCTTATTCCCACACCATATTTCGGTTGCCTCAAACCCCTTATGAACTTTGTTGTTCTAGCCTTGGCTTCTACAGAAGTAGACCACATCTGCTCTGCTGAGGATTTCAAACCCTCGTACTTACTAGACCTGTCTATGTCGAGAGAAATACCTCCAATAGAGTATGAGTTGTGTGCTAGTATGCCATTAGCAAGTACGAAGTTCTCGTTTATAGGCACACAAAGATCATAAGTGTATTCACAGTCTTCCTCTTGAGAGATGTTAGTGATAATACACCCTTTAACTTCACCACCCTCAACGATAGCGAGGGTGTCTCCAACAGAAAAGTTTTCTGTTTCAATGGATTTGATCTTGCCCTCTTCAATGGTGAAGAGGGAATGGTCTTGAGTAGCAATAACGAACTGCCCATTATCGAGTTCTACTTTTAGTATCTTTTTATGTGGAGTATGGTGCTTCATCACATCAGAAATCACTTGGTAGCCTACTTGGCTGGTTTCATTATCAACGGAAAGAACCTTAAGCTCTCCTTGTAAGAAAGCCTGTTTGATTGCTTGTTTGGTCAAATTATCCATCATACGCTCCTCTTTTATAATCTCATGTAGCTCCTCAATAGTGAGCTTGACCTTTTCTCCACTAGGAAGTAAAACCTCCAAGTCAGTATCTCCTCTAACCGAGAATTCATCTACAATCCAATTTGCCTGTAATGCCATTGCTGCAAACTGAATAGCACCCTGTAAAATAGGTGTTCTCCATGCAGGCTTCTGAGCAACAAGCTGATCTAATGTGTGAAGATCCTCTGTCTCTGGCGGTTGCATGTTCCACCAGTCGAGTGCTCGCTCAAGGTACTCAAGAAACTCTTCATCTTCCCAAACTTGACCAAAGACTTGATTATAAGAACCGATGTTAGCCTCATGCTCTGGTGGCCTAAAATGGTAATACTTGTCTGGGCAGTTATGAACGACCACATCAGAACCTTCGAGTACAAGGTTATGGTTCTCCTCAACAGTAAGGTCGAACATAAAGGGTCTGTTTTCGATGACCTCGATATTGGAAATCTTAGTTGCTCCTTGTGATGTCTGTAAGCTAAGTCCTACGGACAGCTCCTCTGCTGGAACACAAAGGTTAGGAGACATATAGACTCGGTGTCCACCTGTGATAGTGAGATGTTTACCTTGCTCTGTGGTGATTTTATAAATGGGTTCAATAGGTGTCGGGTTCTTATGAGCTTTAGAGATTTGCTTCCAAGAGAAATCACCTTGAGTGTCCATAGATTTGATTGATAGCTTCCTTTTTTTGAAAGCGTCTTTAATCTTCTGTGCTTGTTCTTGAGATGTCATAGTCCCAACTCCTTTTCAGTCCATGTTTGGTAAGACCAACCATTATCATCAGCAACTTTTTGAGATAGGGCTAACCTGGCGATAACATCTTCTCGGTTTAAAGCCCATTGTGGTTTAACTTCAACAAGAGTAGTAGATCCATCTTGATAGTGGACAACAAAGTCGGGGAGTATTGTTCTTCCAGCAACTTTGTATATTGGCTCATAGGTATAGCTTTTGACATTAGGGTCGGACTCTAAGATGGAGATTGTCTTTGCTTCATAGCTTGAGCGAACACGAACCTCATCTTTAGTACCTTTAGGTGTAGCCTCTATTGAGGTTTTGCCTCTAAGGTAAGGTGTCGGGTTCTCTTTCATCCTAATCGCTTGAGCGTTCGATCTCCTTGCTCTTTCTTCGGGATCGTGGTGAAAGTCCATGAGCTTCTGTTTCACATCTGAATTTCCCCACACATACTTCTTAGCGTTCTCGGAGGCTAACAATCTAAGTTTGGGATCTTCCCAAGCCTTTTTAAGTTTATCACGCTCATGTTGTGGTCGAACTCTCCCCCGATGGAAATCAAAGTCTCCTTTAGCCCATTGTTTTTTTAGTTGCTCAGACCTATCCATACCTTTGGTGGATCGACCAGCGTTAGCACCTAACTTCTTGCGTTTGTCTTGAACAGCTTTACAGCCTTTCGCTTTGGTCAGCCTCTGAATAGACCCGTTGGAAAGACCTGTGATTTCGGTCATCTCTTTCCAAGAGAACCCTTGCTTATGGAGATGTGAAACAAGAGCAGAACGCTTTTCTACAATCTCTTTAGCTACTCGACCTTTTTTGTTCAGTTGCTCTATTGTGAGGTCAAACTTAACTAGCAGTTCTTCAAGCATTTCCATCTCCTATGATGTCATATAGTTCTTCGATAGGGAGTGTGATCTTTTCACCGTCAGCATCAACAGTGACGAGTTCTTCTCCAGCAAGACACTGATCTCTTAAAAGCATACGCAACTTATAGACCATAGACTTCTGAGCTTCTGTAAGCTGAAGACCCAAAACAGCATTTTCTGCAACAACACCAAACTCTTGTACTACTGTCTGTGAGTTACTATTAACAAACTCTTTAAGAGTCCACCTTATCCTGTATCTACCATAAGTAGCTGTTGTAGGAATCCTAACAGAAGCATAGTATTCCCCAACAGATGGGTTCTCTGGAATACGCTGTGGATCACCGATAAGAACATCTGCTTCTGGTGGTCCAGGCTCTACAAAGTAAAGGGCATAAGTAATCTCGGCAGCATTTGAGACATTGCCATTTGAATTAGTGAGGAAGATATCTAAGTCTCCCCTGCCTAGTATTTGGTTTCTTTTAAAAGCTACAGCCATTTTACCCTCCTTGTGTCTTTGTCAAAAGAGGGCTGATTATAAACAGCTTATTAGATAACTCCTGGCCTGTATGCAATGATCTCTTTCTATGTGATCTGCTCTATATCCTGTATAAAAGACTAGCGAGAGGTAAGAATAAGTTATGAAGTTAGGTTTCTGATCATATAAAAAGGGAAAATACTTTAAAAATTAAAAGGAGATTAAAATGATCAGATATATCAAAAAACTTATGAGCACCCCCCGAAATAACTTAAAGAGACTGACATCTCTAATTCAAGACCCAGACTTCTTAGATTCAAATTACGAAGTAGATGGGTTCAATATGGTTCTCCGACTTTCTGTACCCTTTAATATCAACCTCAAAGATTTGGAGAACAGCAGTAATGTCCATATTTGTGGTGATGAGGTGATTGAACAAGTCCAAGCAAAACTAAAAGCCAGAAACCTCACTGACTTTGAAGTGATCTCTACGAAAGTTGATGACCTTGTTATCCAAAATGGCTCTAAAAGAGGTGTGGCTCATTTAAAAGTCATTGTTAGAGGATAAAAAAAAGCCCCACTTCCCAAATGGAAAGCAGGGCTAAGAGCCTATTGGCTCAAGGCATCAACTTTTAAATTAACGTTTAAAATTAAGTTGAATAGCAGATTCCTCACAAGAATTTAAATCATCTTGTAGAGAGATGTTCTGCTCTTGAAGTCTATTAATGCTCTCATGCTGGCTTGAAATATTGCCATTTTGAGTAGCTACCATAGACTGCAAGATGTTAATTTGTCGGCTTTGCTTTACAATCTTTACTTGTTGCATAATCATTGTGCCAAGTGAAAAAAGTGCAAGAGCAGCCCAAACCATCTTTGTTCTATTCATGGAATTTCCTTTCTTTGTTTATAGTGTTATCGAATCTCAGAGTCTTCATCAGAATCTTTTTGTTGTCCTAGACCGAAAAGATTCCAACGAACACTATGTCGAGGAACTCTACGCATCTTGAAGCTTAAGTGCCAACCACACCGCCTTTTACCTAGCAGCATATACAACACCCGAAAGAAGCCATTGTGCTTGATTACAATGCTCATAAACAATGAGTCTAAATCTCGCTTATACAACTTTGAGTAGTAAGGATCTGCCTCAAGCTCTCCAAGTCGCTTATCCAGCTCTCGAAGGCTTTTAAAGTCCTTTTCCTCTGCTTCTTCAACATCCAACACTAACTGATCAAGAGCTTCTTTGAATTTAGCCCCACGAGTAGAATCTGGTTCAAACATTTTAAGTTGATTGTTAATATCTTCTCGAAGAGACTCAAGCTCTTCCTTTGATAGTAAGTAAATCATAGTTTTCTCCTTATAATCTATACAGTTTTTGATAAGGTTAGTTATCAAAGATAATAAGGGGGGTATCTTTTTATCTCTTTATGACCAACAAAAGTAAAAAAGATTAGGAGAAAATATGAACTACTCTGGAATGAACTTGTCAGGAAGAATCTTGAACGAAATACAGTTGTCTGAACAAGATCTGAAAAACACCAACTTCTCAGGCTCAAGACTCATAGGAGCGGATCTTTCTTATGCCAACTTAGAGAACGCAGATCTCTCTAATGCTGATTTGACAAGTGCCGATTTGACAGGTGCTAATCTTTCAGGTGCTGTTCTCAGTAATACTATTTTACTGAGAACAGTTGTAGTAGGCACTATCTTAGAAGAAGTTGGCAATGACTCTGGAAAAGAAAACAGGATACAAACTGTAAGAAGGAAGCTACCGAGGATAATGATCTTGTTAAAGAGACAGCTTTCGAGTCTCAGACCTCAAAGAATAGAACACACTTTCCAAGAGCTAAGAGAAGTCCAAAAGAGGATTTTAGGAAAGACCTCTAAAGAAATGCTTGTGGGTGAGTACTTCATATTACCTAACAATCAAGAACTTAGAATAGTTAAACTAGAATCGAAGAATGGGAAAGCATATTACTTGGTAATTACTTCTTTGACTGACTATTATAAGAGTACAATCGAAGTAAGTAAGGGCAAGAAGTTCTTAAAGTTTAAAGATGCTTTCAGATACTACAGAAAAACTAAAAGAGAGATTGAAGAGAGTTAAGGTATAGTTGAGCCACCTTCTGAGAGCTTGCTTTCTTACCAGAGTCAACAAAACCCTTTATACTGTCCATGACATCTTTAGGAAGCTCTTCTTTTCCAGAAAGTAGTTTCTGTGCTTCTTTTGAGATGTCTTTTGAGTCACTCTTTAAAGTTTCCAAGATTATATCTTCAGACTCATAAGATTGCTTAAGATGTTTGAGTTGCAAGTAAACAGGAAGATCATCTTCAGCACCTCTTTTTAAGTAATCTCCAGAAGCTGCACCCTCTGACTCACCTAAAAGATATAGACCTTTATCTATTGAGGGTCTGACATCTTTGTCAAACTTCTCATAGAGTTTAAGAATCTTCTTTTTCTTTGCTTTAGGGTCACCTTTAGAGTTTAGTATCTCTTCCATCTTTGCCTTATACTCTTTTTCTATTTTCTCTGGAGTTGCATAACCTGCATAGATGTCAGCAGCAAGGGACTCATAACCTCTCTTACCACCTTCCATTTTATTTAATTGCTTGACAGTCTTTTTAAACACTTGACCCATCACAATGGAAGAAACTGCGACTCCAGCCAGCAAAGGAATCCATGCAGGCATAGTAGCCACAGCAGCAGAGCCACCTACTGCTGTCGAGACAGAGGCTGCTACAGCAGAGCCTATGCTTAACTTGCCCCCAACACCTAAAAGCAAACCTACTTTTGGAATAATTGTAGATTGAGTCCAATTTGCAGCAAGTAGCTTTGAAGTCCTATGTAGCTCTGGGTTACTTTCTAAGTTTTCCTTAATTTTAGATTCTAGGCTTAAATCCTTCTCATCCTTTTCTTTCTTAAAGAATTGATGTGTCTGTTTGTAAAACTGACTCATCATTTTAGCATTTCGCTTTAAGAAAAACTTTTGACCTCTAACGAAAGACCCTATTAAACCTTTCTGGTGACCTGGTGTCTTAAAAAGCTCTCCTATTTCAGAAGCTAACTTCTTAACATCTTCTTCAGAGGGGTTAACATCTTTGATCATCAATTTGTTTTTACTGTAGAACTTCTTAGGTAATCCATAGTTTTCCTTACTAAGAAGCTTTACTACTTGGCTCTCTTCCAAAGAACCATCTTGAGACTCTTGCTTTTTTCCCTCATCTTTCAAAATAGCTTCTTCGAATTTTTTAAAAACTCTCTTTGCGTATTCTTTCCTCTTTCTCTTCAAAGGGTCTTTAGAAATATCTTTCTTCGAAAAGTTCTTCCAAGACTTAAGTGTCCAATAGCCAATTTCTTGATTACTAAGAGAACTCTTGCCTTTCCATGTTTTAAAGGCATCATCTATTTTCCTGTTTAATGACTTTTTAGCATATTTTCTAAGGACTCTATCAATCATACTGTCCATTTTTTAACTCCTTCAAAGAGATCACTTCATATAAGTAACAATAAAAGGATTAGTGGATGAATTTAGGATATGCTTGCATTAACAAGACTTTGAATGAGTCGAAAGAAAGAGTAACTACAAACAGGTCGATGATTAAAAGGACATTTACTCAAAAAGGTATAAGTTATGCTTCAGAGTTGGCCGTGAAAAATTGTAGAGACTTATCTTCCATTTTAGAGTGGAATGAAAAAGAGAACATACGCTTCTTTAGACTATCTTCTAATCTTTTTCCTTGGTCGAGTGAGTATAACTTAGAAGACTTACCTGATTATGAGCTAATCTGCTCTTTGTTAAAAAAGTCTGGAGACTATGCAAAAAGTAAAGGGCATAGGATAACAACACACCCAGGACATTTTAATGTGCTTGGTTCACCAAATGAGAAAGTCGTAGAATCAACTATAAAAGAACTTTCTACTCATGCTGATGTCTTTGACCTTATGGGTCTTGAAATGTCCACATACGCTAAAATAAACATTCATGTGGGTGGTATGTATGGAGATGCGGAGGCTACAGCTCAAAGGTGGATCAAAAACTTTAAGTTATTGCCTGAATCAGTGAAGTCAAGACTCACTCTGGAAAACGATGATAAAGCATCTATGTGGAGTGTGTTTGACCTATACAACCTTATCTACAAGAAAACAAAGACCCCTATAGTCTTTGACTACCACCACCATAAGTTTTGTGCTGGAAACCTCTCTGAAAGAGAAGCCTTAGAAATGGCATTATCTACTTGGGGTTCTATTAAACCTGTTGTTCACTACTCCCAGAGCAGAAGTGAAGAAAAGAAGGACAGTAAAATTAAGCCCCAAGCACACTCTGATTCATATTGGGAGGCTTTTGACCTGTATAGTAATGATGCAGATGTAATGCTTGAGTGTAAGCATAAGGAACAGGGCTTATTTCAAATGAGAGAGTTATTAAGGCATTGAGTACCTATTTCTGCCTCTTCCAGCAGGTACTGGTTTAAGTGCAGGCAACTTCTTCTTTGCTTTCTCTACTTCTTGTACTATAACTTTCTTAGCTTTAGAGTCCATCTTGTAGACACCATTTGTGACTAAATCCCAAAGCTTTTTGAGCATTGCTTTAGGGAAGTCCCAGAATATAACTTTTGGTAATTCAGTAAGTTTATAGTTACCCCATGCCATAAATAGGTATATTTGATAAGCAACAACAGTTACTAAGAGGAACTTGACAATAAAAGCAGGACCTAAGAACCCTGCTGTTAAAACAAGACCCGTTGAGAGAACATTAAAGCAAAGCTTTATCCCATGAGAAAGGATAACCCAACCTATTTGTAACACTTCTCTAACTGTTGACCAGACATAGGGCAGGACATCTCCCTTTTCAACATCTACAAGCATAGTGAAAACATAGCCCAAAGCCCAAACAGCCCCACCTAAAGCCCACTCAACCCAAGAAGCCACAGATCCAACAACACCGAAAAAGCCTTTCATGATGGCAGCAGACATCTCATGCTCAATGGGCACTTTAGCCACAATGCCATCTAACATATCTTTTATGATATTGTCGTTAAGATATGTCAATAGAGTATCTACGAATTTAGAGGCATCTCCTGAATTCTGCCAAAGGTCTTTGCAAAATTGAGCAAATTCCTTTGACCAGATAGCATCACTACCACGTTTTTGGTTTGGGTTTTGCCGAGCCTTTTCTTCAACATATAGCTGATAAGTTTCTTGCACTCTGTCATATAAAGCCTTGTTAAGTCTGTCCTCTCCTTTTTTAACCAAAGAATTGATCTTGGGGCTGTCTTTCATGTAGTGCATACAAGTGATCATCATCACCTTTTCATCAACTCCTACAACATCTGCCATCCCCTCGATGTCTTTTTTATAGTAAGCTGAGAAGAACCTACCACCAATATCGCCAACCTCACCTACAGATTTTCCCTTACACACTCTATGAAGAAGCTTTGAAAAAGGGTCTTTGAGGTCAACTTTACCGCTTGCCATATAATCTGTAAACTTCTTAGGGCTGTTTATACCAGAGTCATTAAAGAACATCCTCATGCCTTTTCGAGCTTCAGAGGACATTTCTTTACTCTGTCTTTTTGCTTCTGTAGTCAATGTGCCTAATAGCAGCTTCTCTTTTATGGCTTCAAGAAGAAAAGCTTCTTTTTCCATTTTTGCAATATGCAAAGAGGCAACTCTTTGTGATGCTGTTAGATTTCTCATCTTATACTCCAAGTTTTTTATTAAGAGTAATGTATAAGAAAACTATTGAAGATCGCTATGCCTTTTAACTTCCCTCTCAAGATACCAGATCGCTTTTTTTAAATCTTCAATAGAAGACTCTCCAGGTTTCTTGCCTGCTCTGAGTATATATTTGACAGCAGAGCCTAAAGAGAAATTGAGGTTATAAGCTTCAATCACCTCTATCGCTTCCATCTTTTCGGATTGGTAGTGATTAGGGTGATTGATTTTTTCGTACTTATCTTTACTCATTGGTAGCTCCTATGTTGATACAGGATTCTACCAATGATTTTTAGATTTGCTCTAGTTGAGCCAAAGCTACTCTGATGTTTGGATAAGAAGCACCAGCAGAAGCCATCTTACTAGCTCTCTCATCAAAGGCATCTACATTTACACCAAATTTAATGAATGCCTTCTCAATTAGATTTAAGAGAGCAGGAATAAAGCCTCCTTGTAGATTAGAGAAAAGCTCGAAAAAGCCTCTAGAAGCTGTACCCAAAGGAATTGCGTTTGTGGTTGTCAAGTCAATAAGTGTTCCTGCTACAACAATAAGACTAGTCCAATCAAAAGAGATAAAAAATGTAAAACCGAATACAGCAAGCACAGTCTTCATCAATCTATATAAAAGCTTACTTGTTCTTTTTAAGAAGTTTAAGAAATTGTTAAAAGCGGTTTTCAATACACCAGAGCTTGGTTTCTTCCCTTGAAGAGCATCCAAAAGAGGACCGAAGTCCTTTTCCCAACTTAAATATGCTGCTTTGATTGACTTACCTGAAAGACCACCATAATAATCTGCAAGGTCTTTGACATCCATCTTCTTAGGTCTACCACTCACAACCTGTATGAACTCTGATTTCATAGGATTTGAAACAACCAACTTTGAAATAGAGGGCATGTCTTTGAATGAAGAAATAGCTCCTTGTAGAGCTGTACGGATTCGGATCTCTAACTGAGTTGCCAAAGACTCTCTAAGAATCTTTTTACCACCAAGAGAACCCCAAAGAAGAATCTCGGTTTGAGAACCAACATCCTTAAGAGCATCAGTGACTCTCTTTATGAAGTTTCTTGGGTAATTCACAAGCTTGTTTCCAATATTAGAAATAAACTCTGTAATACCAGCTTCTTTTTCAAGCCTAGCAATTCTCATTTCAAGAGACCTGATTTGTTGTGCAGATACCTTTGTGTGCATGATACACTCCTTTGTAAGTTATTTATCAAGTGCATGAGGAGAGCTATAAACAACTTACAAAGGGAAAAAGACATGAATAAGAAAATAAGAAGCCTAGAAATGAGGATTGCCAGACTTGAAAGCAAAGTTGCAGGGAGCTGGATAGAAGAGAAGATTGAAGAGTTCGAAAAAAGCTTAAACCTAACCAGAAAGCAAAACAGAAAAGAACTCAAGAATATGAAAGAACTTTTGGAAGAGAGTGACCTAGACAGTCTGGGATCTATCGGAAGAGAGATTGATAGAGTAGGAAAGAATCCTTCTGAATTGGAAAAAGAAGTCCTTTCAAATGTCAACCGCCTGCCTACTTTCAAGGCTAGGGTAAAATACCTCTCTGATTTGTGGGAAAGTAGATTCGACAGAGCTTCTAAAAAAGCAAAGCAAAGCATAATTCATGCGGATGACTATTTCTGGGTCGCTTTATCACATGGCCTTTTTTATGCTTGTAAGCTATCTATGGGATCTCTCTTTGTTATTAATGTAGGATTGTTCCTAACAAAGCTCATGCTCATAGGTATGGTGGCTTATTTAGTTCTTGTAGATTTTGGTATTTACAAGAAAATAAAAAGCATGTTCTTCAGCAAGTCAGATGGGATCAAGCAGGCTTCTTTTAGAAATCCTGAACCTATTCTAGTTGACTTATATTAAAGGAACATTCTCCTTAGTGCTTGATCCCCACCTTTTGACCAGACTTCATTAGGGTCTTTCCCTCTGTATTTCCAGACTACTGCCCTAATACCCTTTGCTTGCATCTCTTTCTGCAACCACTTAGCTTTCTTTTGACCTGTCTCATCATTATCATAACAGATGTAAATGGTACTGGCCTTAGAATAGTATCTTGAGATCATTTCAAGAGTTAGACTATCCATACCAGCCCTTAAGGTTGCTATGACAGAATCATACTTTGAGACAACCTTATCTAAAGAAACCTTATCAAAGATGCCCTCTACTACCCATAGGTCACCACCTTCATGTAAGGTTTTAAAACAATCTTCTGCACCAAGTATATATGGATTCCATTGAGCAGAGAGAGTTCTGTACTGTATCACTTTTTTAGAACCATCTGGCATTATTTTTCTAGACTCCATACCTATGATAACACCTCTAGGTGAGGTGATAGGTATAACTAGATGAGAGGAGATACCTCGACCCCCATTGCCATATTGACTCAAGAATCTCGTACACTTGATATTTTCATGAGTCTGCCAAGAATGGAAGCTGACTTTACAGCTTTCATCCACACCTCTTGATACTAAGTAATTTAAGTATTCTGATAGAGGGTCAGCTAAACCCTCCCTTATCCACAAATCATTCATTTTTCTCCATAGCCCAAGCTGGGGGATCTGCCTTACCTTCTTTAACTAGCTTTGCTAAGTCATAACCTGACATATAAACAGCAGAGTCAGAGGTAGCCTCTTTACCATTAGTACAATCAAGATACCCTTGTATCATTTCAGCAGGTGCTGTTGGGATTGGATTCCCTGTTTTTACCATAGCCATTTCTTTAACCTTTCACGATCACAAACAAACTTAGATAACTCAAAATAAGACATCCAGAAATCTGCTCTCTTCTTATACCAAGAATTACATTTTCCATAGAGTCCAGAGTTGTGATGACAAACATGTAGATCTTTCTCATCCATAAACTTAAGCAACTTCTTAACAGTTTCAATAGAATACTTAGTGCTAGAAAGTTTCCTACACTCAGACTCAATCTGCTTCTTAGACTCTTCTTCCTTATAGCCTACATATCCTTTTTTTCTATGGAATAGCGGATATGAATGCCTCGCATGAATCTGGAAAATACCACAAGCTTTGCCCCTATCCCCTCTTTTAGTAGGTCGGAGTCTACTCTCTAACCATGCTAATGTATAGATTCGGGTGTCTTTCTCATCCCATGTATACTTGAGTATTCTTTTTAAATGCCTTCTCTTAGAAGCTCGTGTCTTGATTAAAGACCACCCACTCTTTTTAGAGTGTGATTTTACCTCATAAGAAGAAGCAACCTCTAAAGAATTCAGCATACACTGAAAAGACAACATAGTGATAATAACAAAATTCAAATTTACTGACCTTTCTGAATCATTTCATGCACAAAGTGCAAGGCAAGAACTGCTTGCCAACCAAATATATTTTCTTCCTTGAAATCCAAAACCTTTGAATTCAAGTAAACCTTCTTCATGTTATATGAAATAGCATCCAAAAACGTAGATAATAATTCGCTCACAAAGTCGTCAGATAACCCCTCATGCCCCATTCCAACCTTAACCCACTCCTCTAAAGGCATGGGCTGGAATATGTCTCTGAAGGCTAAATGGCAAAGCAATTCTGTTTCGGGAGTCATCTTATACTGCCCTCTTGTTTGCCCCTTGAGTAAATAAGGTAACTCGCTTTGCTCAAAAAGATATATGAACCTCTGAGTGAAATGGGCTTTCCACCTACCATTCAAGGTCAAGTTTATACTGCCATCTTCGTTCTCAAAATCAATCTTTGGGTCATCTAACCAAGTATTAATATCTTTGGTAGGATAGCACTTAGAAGTGAAAGACTTTAAACCTGTATCTGGCAGCTTTAATTCGTAATCCTCACGAATCTTGACCTTAGGCTCTTTGTAGAAGCTCACACTATCTATTGGCACTCCCCAACTGATCTCATATCCTTGATCTTTCAATACCCTCTTCAAAGACCTTACATTAGATCTGATTGGTTTTCTGCCTGAACCCAGAAGCAAGTGTCTAAAATAGACTTCTACTTCACCATCTTCCTCTGGGTGTGTATTCTTAAACAGAAAAAAGTCTACGCTGTCACCATAAGTTTTGAGTGGCTTATATTCAATCCCTTTTTTTTGGATGAATTCTTGTATGACATCCTTTGCATCATAAACCCCACCAATTTCCTTTAAGTAAGATAGATATTTAACAAGTTCTTCAAACTCTTGCTCTTTTAACTTACGCTTGACAAGGTTTATGTTAATCTTATATTTAGTTTTGACCCAACGAAGCACAGAAATCTTTTCTAATAAGTCCAAAATTCTCTCCTTTTTGAATAAACACTTTGTAAGGACACTTTATGTTTGACTATACCCAACTCCAACCACAAAAAATATGGCACAAAGGAATGGTATCTATTTTTTCTTTTACATTCAAACCCAAGAAACCTAAAAAACTAGGGGTTGATATAGAGAAGCATAGTGAAGATATCAAGCTAATCTTCTATAAGAGACAAGCTCAAAGTATGATTAGAGAGGGGTTAGACCCAGAAGAAGTTCTACATGAAGTATATAAAGGCATCCTCATAAGAAACAAAGGTAAATGCCCTTTCGACTCTGATAAGTCGGCTCTCTCTACTTATGTTGTTCTTGTGATGGACTGTGTTATTATGAACATCATTAACAAACACAGGAAAGAAAGGGAAAGATACTTTGTAGGAGTGGATGATGATGTAGCAACCTCATACGATTCCTCTTATGAAGAAGACCCTTCTGACAAGATCTTTATGAACGAAATTAGGCTTTCATTCAAAGAAGACCACCTAAAAGTCTTTGATGCTATCATGCAAGGATTTAAAATGTCACATATTGCAAGAATGTTTGGCTGGGAGGCTAGGAAAGTCTCTAATATAAAAAAAGATATTCAAAAAACTATTGCAATTAAACTAGACAGAAGAGATCTGATCCCATGCTAAAATATATATACAGTACTGTCAACGCAGGTAAGTCTGCAAACTTACTAATGAGAACGCACTCTTGCCACGAAAGAAGTATCACTTACCTTACTTTTGTACCCGAAGTAGCAAAAGCCAGAGATGGTAAAGCTCTCATCAGCTCAAGAATAGGCTTCAAATTAGAAGCCATTTCTCTTAGTAAAGAAGATTGCCCCCTAAAGATCATACTTGAAAAGGGCATGCAAGGCTTCTCTTTCCAAGTCGTGTTTGTAGATGAAGCACAGTTTTTAACAAAAGAACAGGTCAGGTCTTTATGCAGAATCGCAGACGAACTTGAAGTGCCTGTTTTTGCATACGGACTTAGAACAGACTTTAAAGGAGAACCTTTTGAGGGTAGTCAGTATTTGTTATCTTGGGCTGATATGATTGAAGAAATCGCAACCTTCGAACCAGGTTCTGTAAGGAAAGCAACCTTTAACTTAAAAGTTGACGAAGAAGGTAATCCTGTCAAAACAGGAGACCCCATCTCACCTGGATTCCACTACCTACCTGTATCAAGGAGAACATTTAACAGAAGCTAGTCTTCTGAATTAGGCTCTTCATCTGTTGAAGACTCTTCTTCAGATACAGGATCTGCCTCATCTGTCTCTGCTACAGATCCCCCTGTTGGAGATTCGTCAGAAAAAAGACTTTCTGGGTCTAGGTTATCAAATAAACCCTCTGGCAGATCTCCACCCATTAAAGCAGAAAGAAGATTTGTAAACTGCTCCATTTCTTCAGGAGACAAGTCTTCTTCCTCGCCCTCGCCTAAACTCTCTGGTGGCATCTCATCTCCACCAAGTGAAGAAAGAGCTTCTGGATCTAAACCCATACCTTTAAAGACATCCATCATTTGAACAAGAAAGTCTAATGACTTCTCTTTCTCTTTTAGGCTTTCATACTTCTTATTGAGTTTCCTCTGCTTTCTTCTTTTTCGAATTGCAGACTTCTTCTTCATTGCTCTTTTTTGCTTTTTGCTCAAAACAAAAACTCCTTATAAAAATAGATACTCTCAGAGTACCAAACACAAGACAAAAAAAAGGACACTGTATGCAGATAATGTGCAATACAGTGTCCTTTTCTTAATTAGGGAAAGATCTGAAAGTTAATCTCTGATAACAGATGGTTTAATAGAATCCCTGCTGCAATTGTTGGGGCTAACCAGAAGATTCTATGTGACTTCTTGTATTTACTCTCTATGACATTGTAGAGAGAGAAGCCTAGAAATGCGATCAATAACATTGATACAAATGCAGAGGGCTGACCCTTGAAGAAATGCAGATCTAAAGTCTCTCTTACAAGATTGCCAGAGACTAGCAAGCTAGATAAAGCAATCAACCAGCCATTCCACACAGTTCGCCCATAAGCTCTCGCCTTTTTAGGCTCTGCTCTCTTCTTATAGAGAGTTTTTAGCTTAGAGCCAAACTCCACCTTAGAAAGCCCTAGACCCAGAATTAGGGATGTTAAAGCTAGTGTGGGAAAGGTGAAGCGTGGGTCTTCTTTTAGTCCTGTATCAGTTAAAAACCAGATAGCTGTGAGCCATGTGTAATAATTAAAGACTACGCTCTTTAAGAGACTCTTAGACTTGCCTTTATAGTCAATAGACTTGATCTTGGTTTTGATACCCATATATCCTACTCCTTATTTTTTTTAAAAAAACCTTATTAATGGTTTTCTTATCAAATAAGGAGTGGGGGGGGTGGATTTTCAGCTATTATTTTTTAGTATCTCTCGAGTACCCTTTACCAGCTCTCTCAACTCTAACAAAAGCTCCTTAGACTTCCTAAGCTCTTCTTTAATAAGAAGGAGATCTTCAGTCTCTAGCTGGATTTCTTTTTCCTTAGGTGGTTCGTCTTTTGGCTGGTTCATCTCGACTATTTTTTCTAAGTGCCACATAGCTCTCTCCTTTTCTGCAACTCTAAGAGAAAACTTAACAGAAAGCTACTTAAAAACCAAAGTTAGCAGATTTTGAAGCTTCCTCTTGGATTTCTTTCTCAAGTGCTTCACAATCAATTCTTAGGTCAACCCCATCATTACTAGCAGAGACTTGCATAGTAGCTCCACCATTGTTTGCCCAAAAGAAAATGGCTTTGTCTTCAGATTCAATCATATTTTGATCATCATGCTGGCCATATTTCTCTTGCAGCTTTTTAACCATAGCTACAAACATCTGAGCAGGACCACCAAACTTTCTTTGAAAGCTTTCTGAGTATCGGAATAGTTGACGAGTGATCTTTCCATTCTGTGCAAGATAAATTGCTCGTTCTATATTCTTCTGAGGGCGAGTAAAGTCAACAACTAGAAAGCCCTCTTTAGGGTTAATAATAGTTGCCTTAGAGCCATACTTCTTTTTAAGTGCTTTCTTTGCTTGAGGAATAGTCATACCAAATCTTACAGTATCAATGACTTTTGTGTATTTGGTAGCTTTACAAGTTTCCTTTGCAAAAGCTGGAGTTGCCATAAAGGTAAAAGTAAGGGCAAGTAAAAGATTCTTGATTCTCATTAGAAATCCTCGTTTGTGCTTGGTTCAGCGAAAATAAAAAAATGCCCAGAATAAGACTCGTACTCACAGATTTTTAAGTTTCTGTGCCTACAAGCTTCATCTGGGCTCATAGTGAGTGTTTTTTTATACCACTCAAATTTAGAACACAAGCGTTTTTTTAACTCTGTTGTTCTTCTTCACTAAGAGGAAGAGTACCATCATGGATTTTATTCCCAAGCTCTGTAAAGCCAAGAACATGGCATACTTCCATCAGTGGGTGAGCAATAACATTATGGATGAAAAAATTAAAACGACCTAGTTTTGATACAAATTTTCGCATAGTAAATACCTTTCTTTAATAAGTTTAGTTGTAGCTCTACTTATCAAAAAAAAGGGGGGTAGAAATAATTTTTCTTGCCCCTAAATCTCATCAGTCATCCTCATCAAAATATCTATGCCTAGAGCTTTTTATCTCTGCGTATACATCATAAATAGCTTCGTATCTTACCTTTGCAAAAAGAATCTCTCCTCTAAAGAACAGAGCCTCAACTTGATAGTCATACTCATACAACTCTTTCTGCTTAACCTCATAACCATAAGGTGCTTCAATAAGGTTTTGAACAGGTGCATATACATCACTTAAGCTAAATATATTACTTGCCTTAAGAAAGTTATGGTTGATGTTCTTAGTTAAAGAAGAAGCAATACCCCTTAATCCAGATGTATCTTCACTGTATTCTTCTATCTCAAAGCTCAAGTCATCTTCAAGCTCATCTAAGTCAATTCTGACTAACCCAGAGAGAACACCACCTATAACACCCTCTCTCTCATAGTCTTCTCGCCTAGGACTTGAAGGATGTACATAAGGTGTATCTGAGACTGTCATATCTCCTTCGATCTTCTCAAACCTTATTTTTTCTAAGGGTAAAGTATAGATAAACCCTGCAAGAGCATGAAGTAGCTCGTTTGCTTGTCTATCTGTTAGTCCTGGAAAGACTTTCTGAACTGACTTAAGTCCTATACCTGCATATTTCATAGTTGCCTGCCTTTTTCAAGTTTAACAACTTTGAAATATAAAAAAGGTATTACTTAGAAGTCTCCCACTTACCTGCTGATAAGAAAAGACACTTGGCAATCCTTGCCTTTGTCTTTATTTCTTTCCTCGCTTTGCGAGCAGTGGCTCTGGTAAAATAGTATTTCCCATAAGATGTTTTAATCACCTCATTCTCTGGGGAAACTATAGCATACAGCGTTATGTCATCTTTCATTAGTCTTCATCCTTTGATTAAATATCCTATAATACCAACTAACAAATCTATTTGAGAGGGAATAAGATGAGTGAATGGACTGTATATGTTATCCAGAGTCAACAAGTAAGAAAGTCTGCTAAGACCTCATTGCTTTGGTGGCTTCCAACCAGAGGAATCCGAAACCCAAGGGTGTGCCTCACCTAAACCCACACATAAAGGCGAGTCCTTAGATGACCACTTGCACCTAGAAGCACCTCGCTTAGTTCTTTTCAGTTTGTACTCAGCTTTTAAGGCTTCGGATCTACTAGCATAAGGTCCAAAGCAAGCCCTTGCGACCCAAGGTCTATGTTTAGATGTGTACTTACCACCCTTTGGGTTTCCCTCTTTACCGTTAGCATACAGCCCGTTGTGTTCTCTTAATCTTCTTGTAGGGTCTGTTGTCATCCCTACATAGAAGAAACCTGGTAGCTCCTTACCATTCTTACCATATCTCTTTTGTTCACTCTGTATGACATATACCCAATAGTCCTTGGATCGCTTTTCTGTTTTTTGATTAAGGCAATTAGGGTCATTCATCATCTCTCCTATAAGTTTATTTTCTTCATCTAAGCAATCTGCTTCGCTCTTATGTTGGCTTAGTATTTCATAAGAAGCATCGCTCCAATCTTTCTGATTTAAAACGTTTTGAGCAAGACCTCTCAAGGATAGGCTTTTATGCTTGTTAAATCTCTGGTCTGGTCTGTTAGACATCCCTATGTAATAAGTATTGTCGTTAAAGTTTATCCGATATACAGACCACACTTTCTTTGCCTCTGATTTCAACCTTATCCACTCTTTATTTCTCTCCCTGTACTTTTTACTTTGCTCTTTTATCCGCTCTTTATTTCTCTCCCTGTACTTTTTACTTTCACTTTTTTTCAATAGCTCTTTCTCCTCAACACTCAAAGATTGAAGAAAATCTGATCTTATCCAGTGGTCTACTAGTCTTTGTTCTTCTTCATTTAAACACTCACCCCTTTGGTGTTTGGTGAGTAATTCCTCTTTATGTCTTGCTCTTTTCTCTCTTTTCCAGAGCTTTTTCCCTTCTCTTATTTCCTCTTTATTTCTCTCCCGATACTTTCTCTTTTGCTCTTTTATCTGCTCTTGGTTTTCTTTCCGATACCTCACGTTATAGGCTTTAGCCTTATGCTTGTTTGCATCTCGATATGCTTTTAAACAATCCTTACATGAGGGTTGAAGTCCATCTTTACGAGATTTATCCCTATTGAAATCAGATGTGTCTTTAACTTGGTTGCATTTACCACACTTTTTTTGTCCCATGATTTACCTCACATTATGTTTGTTCAAATGTAAGGTACACAAAGTGTGGAGATTTCGCAAGAGGTGGTAAGTATACGCTGACAGATCAGAAGCAATGAAAGCTGAAATGGCTCTTAAAAAGAAAAGAGGGAAAGCTAGACTCCATTGGACACCAGAAGAATCAAAGTGGTGTCGAGGTCGAAAACCTAGATTTTAACAACCC